GGGTAAGGGGATTTTGTGTTTACGACGTTTCTGTTATGCAAGGAATATGTACAATAAAATGAATTTTTGTCTTTTACAAGCAAAATCCCACGAAACCCAATAGGTTGCGGATTTGAGGAAGTAATGACGTGCCTGTAGCCGTGTTGCGTGACTGTAAGGATTTGATATGTACCGGCTGAGAAATCGGCAGGGAGCCAGGTGTCAACCTGGTGGACGGCGGATGATACGAAGCCGGTATCATTAAAGTCGGCTGCACGGCACGTCACAAGGAACCGCAAAATTCCATTGGTTGTATTGTGGGCACGATTGGAGACGGGTGCATTGCTGTAGGTGTTTGATTTAGCCCAGTAGTGGGGCTGGGTGCGCCGGTTGTTGCAACCGGCACAAACCCAGCCCTTATGTACTGGGATATAAACGTTGTCTCCCCATCGCGCCCGATTTAGGCTTGCAATGGCTTGTGTCATCGTTAAGGAGTGTGGCACATGAGTGTAGAGAAGCGATTTGAACCCGCTTCGGTACGCGGCGTCGAAAAGAGATAGCGGCTCGACGCCGCGTTTTAGGGCGGGTTGAATAAACGTGCTCCTTCGAGGATGACGAACGTCTGCGCTGACGTGAGTGGGCTTGAACGATGGCTGTGGCACATGGGTGTAGGGAGATTGATGTTGGTCAGGATTCTCCGGGATAAGCACGCGTGGGTAGACGCGTGCTCATCCCGGATAGTCCTGAGCGACTAAACGGAAGCCATTCTTCAAGCTGAGGGCGGTGTGCGCCGCCTTGCACAGGCATTACGCCGTGGAACATTTCTGTATGGTTTTGATTGTACCAGCCTTAGGATACGGGATACACTCTGGATTGTCCAGAGGAAATCCCGTATCTTTGAGGCGGGTATATAAATGTGGCGTCCTGCTCTGCGCAGTTCCGTGTTCTCGGAAATTCATATAGGTTTTGTTGTGGATGCAGCGTTTGGGCTGCATCCGTTTTTAGGCGTTTGTCAGAGATTGGCTACAAGCGTGTCGTATGCAGCTCGCGAGGTCAGCAATGCGTTGCGCATGAGACCGAGTGACATGAAGCCGTCAATACGCTCGGGTGTCTTAGTTCTGTTAGTTGTGACATTCTTTCCTCGTCCTCGTGAGATACATCCCACCTTCTGTTCCTTGGCAAAGCCAAGACCTCCGATGCGTCGCTTGCCGGTTGCGGTAGCACGCAGAGCGTCAAGAATGAACGTAGACAGCGTGTCGATGTCCTCCTTTACGTTGATTATCGGGAGAACCTGCGTAGCCCATGAGTGACCGTCATAACCCTTGTAGAGGTATCGGTTAATCATGTTTACCGATGTCGTGAGCGTTGCACCCCGTCTACAGCACGAACGCGACTCTATCTCCTTCTGAAACGTCTTGATGCGTGTAGAGGAAAGCGATATGCTGCTGCCCTTGATTGAATAGCCGAGGAACTTGAACCAATGGTTTGCGTCAAGATACTCCACCTTCTTCGGGTTGAGCTTCATCTGCATATTGCCAAGCTCCTCCGTAAGAATGTGCATCGCCTTAACGTAGTCACTACCGACATAAAGCATATCGTCGGAGTAGCGGGCGTAATAGCCTTCGAGCTGCGATAGTTTCTCGTCGATATGATACAGGATTACGTCTGCGAGCCACGAGGCTACGGAGCAACCCTGCTTCAACGACTGGTACTTCTCGTGCAGCTCACCTTCGGGAGTGAAGTACAGGTCGGAGTGATAGTAGTCGCGAAGGACATCTATCAGAGCCGAGTGTCCGTACTTTTCCTCCACCTTGTCAAAAGCTGCGTCAACGAACTCCAACGGAACACTGTCAAAATACTTCGACAGATCGGACTTGAAGCCGAGCACATCGGGGGTCCGCAACGCACACATACGGCGTGAAACCTCCTGTACCACCTTACCGCAACCGATACCTTTCTGATACGAGCGACAGCTCGGATGAACCATCTCGGGCATAAGCTCGAAGAGAAGGTCGTTGGCGATGGAAAGCAGCACCCGGTCGGCAGGCTCGTTCACATATACGGTACGGAACTCGCCGTTATCTTTCGGTATCTGCGCTGTATGTGGCGGCATAATCTTGTACTTGCCGTCACGGATACGCTGATACATTAGTGCGCGCGCCTCGGGCTTGGTGAGCTTGTAGAGCACGCCTTTGGATATGTCCTTGACAACACCTTTGGCGATTGCGTACTGCCAGCGTTCGGGGGCGAAAAACATCTCTAAAATCTTATCTTCTTTCATAATTCTGTTGTTATTTAATGGTTTGTAAATAAGTCAAGCGGTTACGATGTGTAACCACTTGTGGTTTAGGCTGCGGAGCGTGTCTTGTACTCCACGATGGCGGCGAACGAACCGAAGCCGTTGCGCCATCGTGATTTCTCGTACTTCCATCCGTTTTCGCGGAGATACTTACGGCAGGCATAGCGTGACATAGGCATTGACTTGTCTAACGCTGCGTTCACACCCTCGTACTCGAAGGTGTAGAAAACAATTCTGTACTTCATAATAAACAAATTTTGGTTGATAGACTATCCGCTGCTGAACAACGGATAGGTTTAGGCTTGTCTGCGGCTCACGGACGGGTGCCTGTCTGTAAGCGAGTGATTTCAAAGCTTGCAAGGAAGGTTCCTTCCATCGGTTAAGATGGAAAGGCACCTTCTTCTGCGAAGCTTTCATAAATGATGCCGAGCCACCGCAGACGGAACGGCAATTCCTTCTTGGCTGCGTACTACTTCTTAGATGCAGGCTGTTTCTTCCACTCGGCAATCTTCTTTTCGACAGAGATGCCAGAGTCCTTGATGAGCTGCTTCATTGCACCGAGGAGTTCCCAACCTTCGAGGTTCGAGGCGAGATTTTCCATGCGTGCGAGCGACTGCTTTCCCGTGGTGCAGCCATTGAAGCGTGCGCCGTGGAACAGGATGAGGTTTTTCATCGTGAAGTACGCACCATAACCCTTGTAGGCATCGGTGAACGCCTTTGACTGCTTGGTCTGCCAACGGAGATTGTGACGGTCACGGTTGAACGCTGCGACAGCCTTGTAGAGCTGATATGCGGACTTGGAGTCACTGATTGCTCTGATAGCCCATGCAATCGGAGCGAACACAACGTTCTCAATCTCGTCAGAGAACACGTTCTTGCCGAAGATGCGCTTGTAGAGGCGACCACGGCATTTACGCTCCTTGATTTCCCCAACAACCTTGCGGAGAAGGTCGAGGTAGTCCTCTGCCATTTCAGTCACAACGTCCTTGTTGAACCAGCGGTTGCGCTCGTCGAACGACTCCATGTCACCATGCTTGAACATCTTATACTGCGCAAGCAACTCCTGCTCCACCATCTTCCACGAATACTCGTATCCGCGGTTCTGCAAGACCTCCGTGAAGTTGGGAGAATCCCACTTGCCCTCGTTCATCTCTCGGAGCATGTGGAACATCTGTGCCATAACCCAACGGCGATAGAGCTTGCCGTGTGCGATGTAGCGTCCTTCCATGATGCGAGAGAAAACAGGGTCGTCGTCAAGTACCTGTGTCGGAACGCCGTCCTTGACACGGACAATCATCTCTTCGCCCATAGGGAAGTAGTTGGAAACATCCACGCCCGCAGCCTTGAGAGCTTCGATACGTGCCTGTGCCGACTTCTTGTTGGGTTTCTGCTGACCTGCGCCGTTAGCGTTTGCTACCTCGTTGATAGTGAACTCACCTGAAATCATTACATTTCTTTTCATAATTCTTTTATTTTTAAATTGTTAATAAAATGGTTAAAAATGTGAGTGAGATTTACATCCCACTCTGATTTAGGCGGTTTATAGCAAATGCTACCATCTGCGACCAAATGCTACGATTTGCTTGGTTCAACCCATGAGCGCAGGATAATCAAGTCCTTGTCGTTGGGAGATTGGTAGAACCAGCTACCCCACTCCTCGTGCCATTTTAACGCTCCAATCATAATCATTGCAAGCAAGAACGATTCAAGCTCGTAGCGTGCAAACTCGCGCGGCACTCCGTACATCATGTCCTCGTCGGATAGCTCGTCCTCTCGTAATGCCTTGAAGTATCTGCGCCGGTGCGACTCCGAACGCTCTGATGGTATCGAGTGCTTGTAGTCGCGATAGCGGAGTTCAAGAGATTTGAACATCTTTTCCTCGGGGAAATCTTCTTTGTGCCAGCATCCGAGCGGAAGCTCATGCTTTCCGTCCTTTATCAGATACTTGCCGTTTACGGACAGCGAACGCTTTTCAAGATTAATGTAAAACTTTGCTCCGTTGTAGACCATTTCCCCTGCATCTTCAATAATTCTTTTCATATTTTTCGTATTTTTTTGGTTAATAAATGTGGCGTGCCGAAGACCTCGGCGCATATCTGTACGATGCTGATGTGAAACAGTCGTGAGATCACGAGTCGACTCGCGTCAGTGGGAAGACTCGTGATCTCACTACTGTTGAAATGAATTTGGTCTTCCGGCACGCCTTTTTAGGCTGCGCTGCCGTAGGTTAGCTCATTGAGCAAAAGAAGTCGTCAGACGTGAAACACACGCCTCCGTACTCCTCTTCCACCTGCTCGTCAGACACAAGCTCGTCAGCAATGACAAGCTCTCCGTATGACGGCTCGTAGCCGAGTATGGCTTCGAGCATGGTGGATTTTAACTCTACAAGTTGTTCTCTCGATAGTTCTGGTACATACATAATTCTTAAAGGTTTGGTTGATGTGCCGTCTTCAGACGGCTTTTAGGCTGTAAACCCGAGGTATTCTGATAGGGTATCTATCATTAGCTTGGTTACGCATTCATCATCTATGTCGCTGACGTATTTGTTTACGTCACATCCATAGAGTTCTTCTCCTTCTTCGACTGCTTGCAATGCCTGTCTTGGAATGTCTCCTATAACGAAATCCAAATCAGCCTTTGTCTCGCAATCGTAAATGAAATCATCAGGAATGTTGAGAAGCACGTTGTCTTTCTCATCAACGAGATGCCATTCATATTGTCCTGGAATAAATCTTACGTTGTTCATAATTCTTATGTTTTGGTTAATGTGCGCAGCTCTTAGCTGCGCTTTTTAGGTAATGTCACTTCTTCACAAGGAAAACACTGATCTATAGGCCAATAGAAATCGTTGTCTATGCCTGCAAAACCTCTGTCTTCAAATAAATGCGTGATTGTGTGTTCCTGTGTTATGCTGCATAAACAACAGTACACTTTCATTCCGACTTTTAATTTCATATCTATAAATCTTTGGTTAATAGACAGAGGAGCGAGTCCTCTGATTTTAGGCTAATCCACGTGCTCGTAGGTGTGGCGCATAGCATCAACAGTTTGATAGTAGTCCTGCTCGTCATCGACTTCTATCTCGAAGTCAACATAATCTCTGGAGGTGAGTCTTATTTCGTCTGCAAGATACTTTTCAGTAACTTTATTTTCCGCCTCCTCTACGCTGTTCGCTTCTACGCTCACAATTTTATTGAGCGTTTCTGTAATTGATACATAATACTTCATAATTGCAATAATTTGGTTTTTGTGAGGGAGCTTGCTCCCTCGATTTTAGGCTGCAACGCTCGGCTGTAATTGGTGTTCTTCGATTACCTCCTTTATCAGCTCGTCCTCGTCACAATAATACCCCCAGCAGGAGTCAACCTCCTCCCAGTCGTAATCGTCCTCGTCCGCTCTCTCGCTGTCCTCGTAGACCTTCGTGAAACGTACCTTCTTCTCAAGAACAAAGCCTATCACGTCGCCCCACATCCATTTGCCGATGTACTCCACTTCGCCTTCCATAGCGGGAACTGCACGTTTCTGCCAGTCCTTTGTTGTGCCGCCGTGACGTTTAATGAAACGCTCCTTTGTACAATAGGAGAAGCCTTCAACGTAATCGCCCTGGCAGTAGCCGCGTGACGACCATTCGTGTACCGCAATCTCTGTCTGACAATTTGAGAGAAGATAGATAAAATCCTCCTCGTCAAGAGCTTCGGAGAGCCAGCTACGGATGCCGTCCTGCACCTCGTCGGGTGTAAAGCTCTGCATCTCATGCCATTGTTTCTCCTCGTTTCCGTATCCGAAATAATGCTCAAGATACCACATGTGGTCCGAACGGTCGTAACGAAAGCGTAGAGAGTCGCTAAGGTACTCGTTGATGTACTTGATGAATTTCTTCTGCGGTACATACTTGCAAGCAAGCTCGCATACTGCGTCGGCAAGCGAATGGTCGTTTGAGTAGAACAGCTCCTCGTAGTTTGAGGCTTCCGATAATCGATTCATGTCGCTGTAATCGAAAAGATGTACGCCTAACATATCCCAGTCCTTGCACGGGCATGGCAAGTAACCATCACGACAAATTTTGATTCTGTAATCACCAATTTCTTCGGTTTTGATAATGTCTTTACTCATATTCAATTCTTTTTAGGGTTAATATTGTTCCGTTGTCGGTGTCGCTCCGATTGTGGTTTCTTTCCCCAACGGATAAGCCATGTTACTCTGACTCATTGTAGTAGCAGCGCACTTCGCCCGCCTCCTTTGCGAGGAGAGGGAGTATCTTCAGTGCGTTCTTGTTGCATACGTTCAGCTCAATGCTCACCACCTCGTCGTAGAACATCTTGAACTCGTTCTCTTTAATGATGCCGAGGTGTCTTTCGTCCGTAATGAAATTGTAGAGCTGGTATGAGTCTTTGTCCTCACTGATGAATATCGCAAGAGCGTTGCCGCCGTAGATGCCAATCTCGTACTTTCTCTCGTTCTGACGGATGATTGTCTTGCCCATCTTGTCAGTCCATTTCCATTGTAATGCCATAATTCTTCTGTTTGTTGGTTAATTGCATCCGCATTTCTGCGGACTTTTTAGACAGGAGACGCTCTGAAACCGAAAATATAGCCGTTGTCACGCATTTCACGTGCGTACTGCAACGCCTCGCTTCTCGAACTGAATATCTGCGGAGTCATACAATAACCCCATGAAGTCCACATCTCCAATTTTGTTCTGACAGGTTTTCCCATACTTCTATAATTTGTTGGTTAATCGTACCTCCCCGTAGGGAGGCAGTTTAGGCGATAGCCTGTTCTTCTTCGCGCATGTACACAATCTCAGAAAGCCAGTTGCTGAAATTGTACTTGATGTTGTATGTACCGAAGGCATCGAAAAACCAATCTTCAAGATATGCTCTATCCTCTTTAGCTCGCTCGCTGTCTTCTGCGGAATCCAAACGAGCAACCATTTGAGGAAACAGACGGAAGTAATCATCTCCGGCATACTCAGAAGACCAACGTGTACCCGTAATATGAGCGGGATAATCGTCCTCGATGTCTGCGAAATTTCCAGGCATACTATGATTGTTCATGTGAAGATATTTCTTCATGTCTCTATTTGATTCAAGAGCAAAATCCCGCGCAAGAGACTGGATATTCTTGCCGTACAAATCGGCAATGTATTCCTCTATATCCTCTGGGTTGTCGCAGTCTTCCAGACACTCACGATAAAGAGCTTCTATCGTTTTAGCGAAACTGAAAACACCGATGTAGTCGGCTACCTTCTCGACAACCTCGCCTTTGTTGTTCATAACAACTTCTACAATATTCTTTTCCATAATTCTTTGTTTTTAGGTTATACTTGCACTCTCCACAAGGGAGAGTCTTTTAGGCTTATCAAAACCACAACGGAATGAACTTCGCAATATTTTTAGCTTTTCTGCGGTCTCTTCTGCGCCTTTCTTCGTAAGCGCTTCCGTTGACGCACTGGTCGGCTGACCGCTGAAACATTGCACCTACAGCCCAATAGGCTGGAGTGTAATCCTGCGGAACTTTATCCAAGTCAATGCAGCCAGAGTCGAGTATTTGGTTGATACACTTGTTAAACTCCTCTACGTTTCTGTAGTTGCGAACAACATGGTTGCACTTTTCGATAAATTCTTCTCTCGTCATAATCATAAAATTTGGTTAATAGAAATCCCCACCCGTGATAGTGAGGATTGATTTAGGCTACGGCAGCTGGCTTGCCTTTGCTGCATTCTTGCAGTTGGTAGTCGTGGAAACTCCCTTCCACATCGTTCCGAAATGATCTACGCAAAGAATCCACAAGTCGAGCTTGTCTGAGTAAGAGAAGATGAGGTCAGGGAAATTCTTCTGCATCCATTCCTTATCTTCGTAGCTCATGTTAGTGAGGAACCACTGAAATATCTCGATTCCGTCCCTGCCGTCTTCATTGTCATTTGTCCACTCTGGATACTCGATATTTTCAATCACTGATTCGTCATTCTCTACAATCTCGTTACAGAGGATGAACGCATTTTTAAGCCAGTGTACGGCTGTGTAGTAATCTGTTATCATAATTATAATATTTAATGGGTTAAACGTTGTTCTGTGCAGATAGGCTGCACAGATTTGTTGAGGCTCAATAACCACGATACAGGATTCTCTTGACAAGCGGATATTCATAACCTCCGTCACATCCTACGCAGTAGGTAAAGCTCGGCTTGTTGCCACGCAGCTCAACCCACAGACGACTGAGTATTCCGCAGTTCTGTATTCTGCCGTACTTCATGTTGTGGAATACCTCGTCGTACTTTCTTTTCTGACAGCCCAGCGCTTGACAGAAGCCATCAGACAGCTCACGCAGAGCGTTGTCGGTAAGCTCAAACGGACGCCATTTATAATGCTTATTATTGTAGATTTGTCCGCCTAAAAAGTCGCTCATTGTAAACTGATGCGCGCCGTTCGCTCTAAGCAAGCCGGCGAGCGTCTTGTAAGTTCTTTTCTTCATAATCTTATTTTTGTTGGTTTGTAATTGTTCCTGCGCGCAATCGTCACGCAGGATTTTAAGGCGTTAGTAACGGAAACGGCTCATATCCACGCCGTAAATCTTTGCAAGGCGCAGAATACCATTGGCGATGCGCTCAAACCATGTACGTACAAACTGCGAGGTTCTTGCGTCTGTTCCGCAATAACCCCACTCCGTGCCAACCTTGGCAATGTCATAGTCAGCAAAGGCTACGTTCACGGTAGAGCAAAGACCGGCGATCCATTCAGTCAGCAAATCAAGAGCGGACATTCTGCGTCTGTCATCTTTAAATTTCTCTACATAGAACGTGTCAAGCGCAAACTCAATGCGTTCCTTGTCTGACATGGACTCTACGTCTACTTCGTCGGAAGAGATGGAGTCAAGGATGTAAGCGTACATTTTGCCGTTCACTTCGTAATCTCGTGGGTTCTTTTTCATAATCCTAAAATTTTAAATGGTTGATAAAATGAACCCGTGACAAAATGTCACGGGTTGTTTAGGCTTAATCGTGATAAGCAATGGCTACAATCTCAACCATAGCGTCGTGAAAATCATTCTCAGATTTCGGATCATTGTAGTCGGTCATACGTGCGTTGTGCATCTTGCGAGCAGCAATCTTTGCCTTGTTTATCTGATACATCAACGAACGTTCAAAATTCTTGTCGCAATTTCTGTCTCTTAGCATAATTCAATGATTTAATTGGTTTGTATGTGCCTCCGAGGATGGAGGCTTTTTAGGTCGGTTCGTCCGTGCTGTACTTGAAGATAATATCACTGATACGCGTGTTCTCGTAGTAAAAGACAGTGGTGTGTAGCTTTGTGTTAGCATCAAGGGAATTTTCGTTGACACCGGTGCAGACGATTTCAAGCCATTGGATAATCCGTGACTTGATGTCCGAGCTGAGCGGATGGTCGAGAACTTCGAGGCGTACGGAACTTGAGCCGTATCTGTAACTTATCTTGACAACGTGACGATGGATAAATCCTATCAGCACGCCGTGTCCGTCGCAGCAATACGTATTATCGTCGAAAAGATCGTCGAAGAGAACGTCGCTACATAAGTCTTTCTCGTTGATAGGGCAGGGAATTTCTGTTTTCATAATTCTAAAATTTCATTGGTTAATGGTAGCGGAGAAATATCTCCGCTGTTTAGGCTACAATTCATACAGAAAAACATTGTCGCCGTAGGGATTTTTCGCAGTCACGTCAGGCTCCAAGGAAAATCCCTTATCCTCCGCAAATTGCTTTAGCGTATGGTTGATAAAGCATTGCGACAATTTCTTGAACGAAACGAGGTACAATTCCTTTTTCTTGATTTCTCCGCATTGTATCGTAAATACGCTGTCGTTCAAAATTTGCTCTCCTGTATACACCTCGTTGTGCAACATGGCAAGTATGCACATGGTCTTGTTTTTTCTACTCATAATAATTCTGTTTGGTTAATGGCAGACGGCACGAATTATCGTACCGCCCGATTTTAGGCTCTACGGCTCGATGCGTGAAAATACTGCGTAGGTATGTCTGCCTGTCTCGCTTTTCTGCATAAGCTCGGCAAACTTCACTGCGTCCTCACGGGTCGTAAACTCACGCTCAACTCTCGGTGCAAAACTCGGGTAAAACTCAAGTACTACAAAATTCTTCTCTGTGTTCATAATTATGTGATTTGGTTGGTTAATAGACCCCACAATCGTGGGGATTTTTAGGCTGCGGATTACTTGTCGGATTTCTCGTTCACGTAGGCTACAAGGCGCTCAAACTCTGCGTCGTTTTCCTCTGTGTAGCTGTATGGATTGAATAAGAAATACTCGTTGTAACTACGGGATTTGCTATCTTCCTTATCCTCTGCGTAGCCGACGCAAACACAGATAAGAGTAGCCCTGAAAATATTTTGCATGATAGAAATACTCAGATGCTTGTCGAAACACACATCTCTCTGCATCTTTTGCAATTTGCGGAGGAAAACTTTGGCTATCCTCTCAGACTCTGTAAGCTTTTTCTTTTCCATAATTCTCTTGTTTTTATTGGTTGTCTTGAGCCGTGACACGCACAATAATCGTACTGCCACGGCATTTTCAGGCGATGAAGGCTACAGTGAGATATTTTCCGTCGTAATTAAGAAATTCAACGTGTGTGTAGATTTCCTGCATCTTCGCGAATACGCTCTCCATGAACAGAGAACCCTCGCACTTAACTCTTCGTGTTGCCATAATTCATTTGTTTTTATTAGTTATTTATCGTACTGCCCCATATAGCAGGGCAGCATTTAGGCTGAAAGTTTCCAAGCACAATTATCGTACTAATCACTCTCCACGTTGCAGCCGAACAGGAATTTTTCCAAGCGCAGCGTACTGCGGTACAGCTCAACGCAGAACCATCGACCATTTTTCGTACTCGTCCAGACGAACGTCACAAGAAGAGCGTAGAAAATTCCAAGCACATTCCCAATTATCGTACTGCTTACAAGCAACACACACGGGAGCAACTGGATAATTCCAAGCATAATTATCGTACTTGAATAGATAATCTGTCTTTTCTTCATAATCTTATAATTTTATTGGTTGGTATTGTTGGCAGCTCAATGACTGCCATGATTTTGGACGCTCGCTATTATACGATTGAGTAACCAAGACACAAAGCGTAAAATACTACATAGCACATGGTTGAGAAATAAATAAACTCTTTCATAATTCTTTTTTTTAATTGTTAATAAAATGGTTAATGGTGGCAGCCTGTCGGCTACCTTTTAGGCTAATCGCTCACGTTGAAGAATAACAGCTCCTCGTCCTCGAATATATCAAGGCACAAATCGGGCTTGAGACAAGAGAAATAATAGAGCGTATCGCCACGCTTCTTGTACACGCCTATCCAAACGCCTGCGGGCAGCGTGCGGTTTTCGTTCGTTCCGTAAAACTTTCCTGTATTCACAGGTTCGAGGTGCATGTAGATATTCCACTGAGTGTTATCCAATCCCTCACGATTGATTGCGTCGAGTACTTTGAATGTCTTTAATGTCATAATCCTAAATTTAATGGTTATTGTTCCCTACAATCGTAGGGAGATTTTAAGGCGTCAGTCACTCCATCCACGTTCCGCCGTGAAACGTCAGGTTGTGTCCGTTCCACGTTCCGCGCCAGCGTCCGTCTTTCAATTCTGTTACGTCTACTTCTGCGTACCGCGTTGAGCCGTCGCAAAGAATAATCATTTCTTTCTCGTTCATAATTCTAAAATTTGTTGGTTTGTAGTAGAGCAGCCACAAGGACTGCCCTATTTGCCTGAGACGTGCATCTTGGCACCGTGTTTGTCTTTATCGTCCTTACTCACGGCTCACATCTCACGGATTTCACGCATCCGTTACGCCCTGTTTCTTTGCAGCTGACAGGTAACTGCATTTCCTTTTGGTATGCCCTTTTGCGTATAGCTCACTGCAACCACCACGTTGCAGACGATTTAGCGAGTAACCAGCTCGCACGCTCGTGACACGTTAGAATATGAATTATGAATAACTCCCAAAGTTTCAAATTTTGCAGTTCGAGAAATTCCCGCCTATTTCCTTACAGGAAAAATCTCGCTTGCAAAATCCCATAACAAAGGGCGTGGCACGTCCGACACGTGTCACCATTTATTTAAATAAATCTGTAGATCGATTGCTTTTAGATTTTGGCACGTTGCACAGAAAAAAGCACAACGAGGAACACCCACACACCACGATGAGGTATCTAAAAACGTGTGGGAAAATAAGAAAACAGAGAAAAACAGTGGGGAAAAATAAGGACACAAAAAACCGCTTGCAACTCAAAATGAATTGCAAGAAAAAATTAGGTGGGGCGGTTGTTTACCGCCCTACCTAAATACGTTCGGTGTTAGCTTATAGTTTGAGCATACCCGCTAAGTACATTTGTTCGGCTTGTTCTCTCGTTATGCCAAACTTTGCAACGGCTGCATTTAACGCCCGCTCTTTGCGTGCTAACTCGTTTGAGCGTTTGGCGTATTGTTGTACGAACGTAAACACTTTAACCACGAAACTATTTACCCTGTTAGTTGTATTCGTGAGGTTTGGAAGTTTATCTACAAGCCCAAGACTATACAGGACACGATAATTAAACCACTTGCCTGTATTTGTCCGTTCGGCTACCTCACGAACCGCAACCGCAACCGCTTTTTTGAACGCTTTTAAAGTCTGTTTGTCGGCGTTAATTACTTTCAACTGGTAAGCCTCAAAACGTTCTCTTGCCTTCTCGTAGTCGGTTTTTAGTTGCTTATAACGTTCGTTTGTTACCTTCGCATCCTCGAACACATCCTCGATAAGTTCGGCAAGTTTGGCGGTTTCCTGTTCGGCTACCTGTTCAACCCACGGCAAAAACATCTTCGTGTAACTTGGGTTTTCCTGTTCCTTTGCCAACTTCTGTGCGTTTTCGATTGTGTTAATTTGTTCGCTTACTCTGTTTTCTGCTTTAGTCGTTTTCATAATTCTATATATTTAAATGGTTAAAAAAATTCTAATTACTTCTAAAGTCTTTGCAGCAACCAAAGGAAACGACTAAATTTGCAGCGGTTAAGAAAATTAGAGCGTTTCGCTTTAGTTGTTGGCGGTGTAGTCTGCATTGGTAGGCTGCACCGCTTTAGTGTATCACTATTTTAAAGACCGCCACGCACAGGGTTATTACCTTTGCCCTGTGCGTTGTCGTGGGTGTATCTCCCAATCGACGCTACAAAGGTACGAAGATTTTCGACCAAAAGCAAACATATTAACACATATAACATTATTGCAACTAACTGATTTTCAGTGTGTTATACATTTTAACAACGGTTAATTCTTATAATATAGCACAATATTTGGTTAATTTGCGTTTAACAAATTCAGAAGTAATCCGAATTTAAATGTATTTAACAAGTCGTGAAACATTATATTTATACACATTAGAAATTAATATAAATGTATAAAATGCTGATTTACAAGCGGTTACAAAATTATATAATATTATGCAAGCGTGAAACATAAAATGTACGTTTAACACTTATTAACGTTATATTATTGTATATAATATAAAGAAAACAGGGTGCACCCCCTGAGAATTGACTATTTGACGGCATAGTCACCTCTTTTAAAAATTTTTTCTTCCGATTTTTGGCTTTGTGTAAACTTATGTTTCCATTTGTTAAAAACTGTGAACTTGTATATTTATGTATATTCAGTTTTATTAACTTCCTGGCGGTCGAAACTGGGAAGTGGAACGTCTCTTTGTCGTCGAATAGCTATGTATATTTATTATACACTCAATGTAGGATAAAAATGCACCAAAAACCTCGTATTTACGGGAGTTTGTGTATGATTGTAGGACTTATTTTGTACCTTCGTTTCAGAGGCATGTGAGGATAGGGGTTGAGAACCTTATCATACACTACCTACACAAACCCCGTGTTTATCGGGGATTTGGCTGCATTTGGAACCTACATTAATCGTTCATTTTCTGTTAATCGGAATTGACCGTCTCTACGGACTGGTTTTATCAGATGCAAAAGTAGTAAAATTAATTGTAAAAGTATGGGAAACGGAATGGAAAACCTCATGGAAAGACTTGAAAAAAAAAAAGAGTTGGAGGAGGAAAAGATGGCGAGGATTAAGCGTCGCAGATGGCGCAGGCGTTTCATGTTGTTGATGGTATTCGGAGTGATAATGTTTTCTATTTCTGCCGTAACGGCTGCATTCACCAAGTCATTGGTAGCTGGATTTATGGTACTGGGCCTTGTATGTATGCTCTCATATCCGCTTTATCAATTATATACGAATGTGAATTATAAAGTCGGGAATTACAGAGGATAGCATGTTTAGTATGCCGATAAAAGAAGCTATAGGTTATTTTAAAATAATGGTTTAAATGAAGAAAAAAAATAAAAATAGACGAATACTCTACGGGTATCACAATTTGCGCGAGTTATCGGAAAGAGCTTTGCGAAATCTTGATGGAGCGATGGATAATGCCCATGATGTAGCTGTGATGCGCTATGTGTTGTTGCAGTTCACTAATTGGTTCAAGACTGACTTCAAGAAACTGCCACTATTCGAGAGCGACCCGTTTGTTGACGACTGGTGTAACGTTATGACGAGGGAGATATACCGTTATATGTCAGACATTACAAAGAAACAAGAAGGTAAAAACAAGAACGAGATATGAAACAGGAGTTATTGGATGATTTGCAGCGTTTGCTGAAATGCCCTATACCAAAGGTGCAGTATGCCGGTGAGGGTGCTCTTCACGCATGGTACTGCGAGGCGTGTGAATTGAAAGAGCGTATAAAATCGGGAGAGCCTATAGACATACAATGGGTGACACGTCCTCTCAATGTGCTTGTGGTATCTGGTGACGGCACGCTGCCTGACGGAGGTCGGTATGGTTGTTGTAATTTTATGCGTCATCCACGTCAATATTACGATGCGGCAATATTCTTTCGTTACTTTATGTTTGCCATTATTGTTTATCACAGCAATAACAACCCTACGGAGGACGATATAGCTGCCTACGAGCTTGCGCTGCGCGAGATGGAGGAGATATGGGTGCCGTTCAAAGAAAGGAGTAACAATGATTGAGAAAGAAGATATTAAGGAGGGCTTGAAGTTTAGGATGCCCAACAACAAAATCGAGCGTAAGTATCAAGTAGCGAGCTTTCGTGGTGCCACGGATATGTGTGAGTTTATCCAGTATCTGACAACGCTGAAAACTCCGCACGGAGACAAAAAATATGTAACGCTCCAAGTACCGCTTTTCGAGGTGTGTGGCGGTCCGAAACCGATAATCTCCGCCGATAAGAAAGACCCGCATTGCTCATGGGTCGGCGAGTACATCAAGGTTCGCAGCGATGCGATCTGGAAGAAACCGTTCTACATATCCCTGAGCGACGTGATGCAACACGGATTAGTTGACAATAAAACCCTAAAGGACGTGTTGCGTAATGAGCGTGAGGGTAAGTCCACGCGGTTAATCCCAAAGAAGTGTGTAGCGTTCCGCGACATTACCAATGGTATGTACGACACCTTCAAAGCGAAGAACCACGACTACGGCAATAGCTTCTCGGAATTGTTTGCGGAGTGCGGTATGACATACGCCTACGGGCACCTGTCCGAGAAGCTAAAGCGCGTGAAGTCTCTGATGTCTGACGAGGCGAAGGTGAAGGACGAGAGTATGAGAGACTCATTGCTTGACCTTGCGAACTATGCGATACTTACGATTATGGAACTTGATAAAACAAAGAAGTGATATGGCGAAGATTGTATTAGACCCCAAAGAAAGCGGAATGGAGATGTTCTTCAAATTGTTCTTTGGTGCCACAAGAAAATTGGGACTTTCGGACGAAGAGGCGTGCAAGGCATTCAAAAACGCTGTTGACGCAACGGAGACAGCTCCGGCCGAGGAGAGATACGCCTAGTATGGTTCGCCTGAACATATCAAGCTACGATTGAAAACGATAATTGACAAAAAGTAATTGTAACTTAAAATCTAACAATATGCAAGAGATTGTATTTAGAAGCAACGATAACCAAGCTCTGACGACAAGTGTGATTGTTGCGGAGAAATTTGGCAAGGAGCATAGCGACGTTCTTAAAGCTATAAAAAGTTTATTTACGACAGGGGAAAAATCCCTTTTCGTTGAGAACCAGCAACTTGCGAAGATGTTTGTTCTTGCAGAGGTGGAGCTTATAGCGTTTCAAGAGGGTGGTAGGGAGTCATAAATCAAAAAAAATATTGAAACTATGAAAGATATAAGGATATTCGAGAACGTAGAGTTCGGAAAGATACGTACAGCAGGAACAAGAGATGAACCGCTTTTCTGCTTGGCGGATGTGTGCAAGATACTGGAAATAAATAACTCATCTGACGTGAAGAATAGACTAAAGACCGATGGGGTCGTTCTAATCGAGGTCATCGACTCTTTGGGAAGAACGCAGAAAGCGGTCTTTATAGGCGAGCGTAACCTGTACAAGGTGATAATGCGTTCGGACAAGCCGCAGGCTGAGGCTTTTCAGGACTGGGTGTGCGGAGATGTGCTGCCTTCCATCCGCAAGACAGGTGTTTATGCGCTGCCCAAGACATTTGCACAGGCGCTGAGGCTGGCCGCTGAACAGCAAGAGAAGATAGAGGCTCAGCAGAAGCAGCTTGAGATGCAGAAGCCGAAAGTAGAGTTCTTTGAAGCAGTGGCTGAAAGCAAGACCGCCATCGACATCAAGGCAGCTGCGAATACACTCCACTTCAAAAACATCGGCAGAAACAAGTTGTTTGAAATTCTGCGCAACGCGAAAATACTCATGTGGAACAATCTCCCATATCAGAAGTATGTTGACTGTGGATATTTCCGCACGATAGAACAGAAATACACAACACATGACGGCGTGAAAATTAGTATCAAGACACTTGTCTATCAAAAGGGAATGGATTTTATCCGCAGGACACTTAATAATTTGGGTTACAAACATGTTGAGCAATGACTAAGGACTGGAGCGGAAACGGCAAGAGCACCTTCATAACAATCGGTGCGAGCAATCACACGGACAAGGAGCGTGAGGAGCACGATTTCTACGCTACGAGCCCTGTTGCGATTGATAGACTTGTCCGCAACTTCGAGCTGCCGAAGAAGATTTGGGAGTGCGCTTGTGGTACTGGATGCTTGTCAGAGCGTCTTATTGAGTTCGGGCACGATGTCGTGAGCACCAGGCATACCTTATGGGTTGGATATGTAATTGCATCAACAACGCTCGTTTGGGAGTCGGTGATTTTATAGAAATCAAAGACAAGGAGGAATAGCTTATGTTTTTGGGATTTGAAAACTATCGCAACATTGATGTGCTAAAAGGAAAAACACTCGTTGAGGTCGAGAAAAGCCATTATGACTCAAACGATGCTTTGTTTTTCAAAACCGCTGATGGAGAATTTTACATTATGACGCACAATCAAGACTGTTGCGAGAATGTATATATAGATGATATTTGCGGCGATTTCGCTGATTTACTGAATGAGGAAATACTGACAGCGGAAGAGTTAAACAACGACTATCCTGTAGATGAAGAATGTATTGAAGATACTTATACTTGGACATTTTATCATTTAGCAACGTTTCATGGGGATGTCTCTATTCGATGGTTTGGGACAAGTAACGGCTATTACTCCGAGAGTGCGGAATTTTACAAAATTAGTGAGGAAGATTACAATGTTCATGTAAAAAATAAATAGCTTATGATTGAGAAGTCAAAGATAAAAAAGGGGTTGATATTCTGGAATGGCCGCGATACCGTTGTGCAAATTCCAAATGGTAAAATCTGTATAAAGACCTACGTGGGTTTAATGCAAATAGACGAGATTGGGAAGAACAATTTTGTTACATGTTCTCTTTATAACAAAGAGGATTTTGCTTCTCAAACTGTTCTTACTGTTGATTACATTGAGAAACATACAACAGAAATTACGCTTGACGATACCGACTGGCAGGAGATGGTAAATTTGCACAATGCGGTCCATTGGGAACACGCCCTTAAAGAGTTCGACTGGTCTACAAAAACCCCGACAGCTCTAAAAGAGCGTGTAAACAACTTCCTTTGCCGTGATTTCTACCAAAAATACAACATAAAGGAGGATAGCTTATGATTAAGAAAGGAGATAAACGCAAGAAGCATTATAAGTGCAAGGACTGCGCGATGTTCGCAGACGAGGATGCAGACAGCCCACCTTATTGCCTCGCCAAAGACCTCTACACGTTCGTGATGGGCGAAGATGAGGCTTGTGAGGAGTTTGTAAAGTGGAACGGCAAGAAATAAATAAACAAAAATAGAATAAAATGGAAAGAGAGAAGATAGTAATAGAACTTTGCGGCGGCAAGATGCCCGAAAAGGCGCACGATGCCGACGCGGCGTATGATGTATTTACAAAAGAAGACATGACGGTGCTCGACTATGAGCGCTATGCAATACCGCTCGGCTTCAAAATACAACTGCCCAAACACCTTGCAGCAGTTATACAACCAAGAAGCGGCATGTCTTCGGAAGGAATGTACGTCAAACGACGGTACCATGACGGACTTGTTAAAGAGGAGCGAATTGATGCCGACGTTAAGCTCGGCTTGATAGACAGCGGTTATACCGGCGAGGTTAAAGCAATCGTAAAAACCTATGGGATATGCAGTTATATGTCATATAAGATTATTATCCCTGCCGGCACAAAGATAGCACAAATGCGCATTGTAGAGATACCAAGCACGAAACTCGTCTGTGGGACTGTTGACAAGGGCACAGAACGAGGCGAAGGCGGTTTTAATTCAACAGGAGTGAAATAATATGGCAAACAAGACATACATTGGCATAGACCCTGGCTCAAAGGGTTTCATAGCAGTAATGCACCCTGATGGCACGCGCGAGTATTGCTCCTTACCGGATTGCGACTATCACGACATTGCGATATTTCTGAAAAACATCAAGACGGTGTGTGAGGAAAGTTGCGTGTGCTGTATGGAGGAGATACATGCCATCTTCGGTTCGTCAGCAAAGTCCACATTCTCGTTCGGAGAAACGTTCGGAGTACTGCAAGGTCTGTTGATTGCGCTTGAGATACCCTATCATCTTGTACCTCCGAAGACTTGGCAGAAGGAGATTTGGATAAGTCACGATAAGGTTGTCAAGAGTTATTGCGGAAAGAAAAGCACTGACAACAAGGCGACATCCATCAACGCCGCAAGACGACTGTTTCCGACCGAAGATTTTAGGCGTACAAGCAAGTGCAAGAACGTAGACGATAACAAGTGCGACGCAACGCTGATATGCGAATATGGGCGAAGGAAATGCCTTTAGAGAGGATAAAAACATTGTTTAACCAAATAAGTATAGATATGGATTTTGGAAAGAAGTTATATTGCGGCAATTTTGTAGTTACAAAGAAGTCGCGCAGTCTGAGCAAGCAGGAGTTGAAGGAACTCCGCGACAAGGAAGGTATCCGTGAGGATGTCCGCAAGCATCTGACACGAGGCTCGCTTCCGTACATTTGCGTCGAAACGGTCGGAGGCGGATGGAAGGTGGAGTTCGGTATCGGCACAACGATGTTCGAGGCAATCGACGCGCTCGGCATGGTTCGTGACGAGAAAGGCGACTGGCGCACCCACGGAACTGAGGGCAAGAACGCAGAGGCTATCTTTACCGGCATGTTCGTTGATACTACCGTTGTCGGTGATGCGGAGTACCAGACCGCAAAGATGAAAGCCATGAGCGAGTATATCGAACGAAACACAAAGCAGGATAAGGAATAAATATGGCGGACAGAAAGACAGAGAAGCTTTCGGCTAAGATGAAGTCGGAGGCGGTCGGCTTGGGTCTGTGCCAGCAATGGACTGACGAATGGGCCGACGGCACGTCGAAAGACGAGCTTGTCGAGAAGTTTGTCAGAGGCATTGACTTCTGCATAGAACACAACTTTCCGTCGTGCGAAGTGATACGGAAGGAGTTCGGAGATGTCATTCACGACCACGGCGTGTACGTGGACGAGAACGTGCTTGCGGACGACAAGCCGACGGTGATATTAAACGGAGAGTGCGTCGCAGGACTGACCTACTCCGGCAAGAGCTGCGGCGACATATATGTAAGGCATGACTGCGAAGCGACTGTATTTGTAAACGGCCTTGCGAGAGCGTTTATCAACATGTACGACAATGCGGAGGTGGAAGTGTATTGCGAAGAGGGTGCAAAGGCTTTCGTCTATCTGCACGGCGGCAGGGTCAGAAAGACGCGAGGTGATGTCACAATTAGAGAAAAACACAAGGAGAAGGAAGAATGAAAAGAAGTAGTGGTGAGGCGATAGATTCGCTGTACGGGCAGTTGAAGGCGTTGAGTGCAGACGCGAAGTACGGCTTCGGTATGTACAGAACCGACTGGGGCAAGGTAAACAGCGAGAGCTGGAACAGGCTCCTGGTGGGCTTTTGCAAGAGTATTAGGGAACTTGCCAAGGACTGCCCTGTAAAATATTTTGCAGGAGCGTTCTATACGTTCAACGGAAAGATATACGAGGTGGTTGAGCCGATTGTTGTGGAACAGGCTTACCAGTTGCTTATGGAGGACTTGTTCATAGCACCCGTGCTCGGTCGTTCCACAATCAGAAAGGAGTCGTTCATCGACACAATCAAGAACTACAACGTGCTTGTTCCGCAGTTCGATGTTGTGGCGTTCGCCAACGGTGTCGTTGACTTCGGTCTTGCGCGTGTGGCTCCTACGGCGATGCCATTCTCTCCGCATTATCATGTGACTTACTATCATCCGTACAACTTCGATCCGAAAGCGAAGTGCAAGAAATGGGAGAGATTTCTGCTTGATGTGCTGCCCGACAAGGACTCGCGTGACATCTTGCAGATGTTCATGGGACTCGGCTTGGTGCAGCGCGGCGACGCATACAACCCGTATGAGGGAAAGATGTCCGACAAGATAGAGCTGTGCCTTATGCTTATCGGTAGCGGAGCAAACGGAAAGAGTGTGATATTCGAGGTTATGTGCGCCCTGTTCGGCAAAGACCGCATATCAAAAATGGACTATGCGGAACTTACCGCTGACGGTGACGAGGGCATGAGAGGGCGCTACCCTATCCGTAACGCCATCTTCAACTGGTCTTCCGACTCAGACCCGAAGAAGTTCGGACGCAAGAATACGGGCATGTTCAAGAGGCTTGTGAGCGGAGAGCCCGTACCGTACAGAAAGCTGGGCGAGAACGTACTGGAGTCAAAGAGCCTTCCATACCTCATCTTCAATCTCAACGAGCTTCCGTTCCCCGAGGATGTTACCCTCGGCTTTATCCGACGCTTGCAGTACGTCAGCTTTGACGTTACCATCCCGAAAGAGAAGCAGAACCCTCGTCTTGCTGCGGAGATTATCAAGGAGGAGCTTTCAGGTGTGTTCAACTGGGTTCTTAAAGGCGAGCGTATGTTGAGAGAGCGCAAGTTTCAGTTTCCGTCTGCGGAAGGTTCGCGCAAGCAGCTTATCCTTTCATATCTCGGCACACAGCCCGTGCTGGCATGGCTCAAGGCGTATGAGATACGCTGTGACAAGGGAACGAAGGGCGAGATACCAGTTTGGATAAACGCCAAGACGCTGTACGACAGCTTCAGACAGTTCTGTGAGGATAACAATCTTGAGGAAAAGGAGATACCGTCACAGCAGAAGTTTGGCAGAGTGATGTGGAACTCCTGCAAGTTCTACAAGAAGCGCACGCCAAGCGGAGTTATCTACGAGACATACGGCATCACGGAAGCAGACCTTGCGGAGCACTTCCTCATATCCAACATGAAGAGCGCGGAAGAGACGCAGGAATACAGCTTTATCAAGGACGACCTGCCTGCAAAGAAAGAAGAGTAAACAGAGATAGTTATGGAAGAGTGTATCATTAAAATCATCGAAGATAAGTATGCTCTCGAAATGGGCCTGCGTATCATCATGGAGACGGCAGAAAGAAAGGCACTTCCAGAAGAGGTTTTTCTGCCGACCTTCAATGACAGTTTGATTGAAGAAACGTTCATGGCGACGCTTGAAAAGGTTGCCGGCAAGAAGTACAAGTAGAAACAGGAATAGCCTTGCAGCAAAGAGATTACTGCAAGGCTATTCCTGTATTTATTTATCTTTCTTGTTTTTATAAAGAAGGCAATTTTTGCACGAAGTGGGATAGTTGATTGGTACATAGTAGTGAACCGTATTGTTCTCCACATCTATCTCATCCTGCTTGATTTTGTTATAGTCCGCCTCAAGCGACACAATCTTCAGCCAGTCAGGAGAGCCTTTCTTGGCTTTCTTTTCAGCAGCTACCAGCTTGCGCAGAATGGATTCCTTTGAAGTTTCCTTTGCAAGTTCCTCTGCGGTTATCTCGTCGTTCCTTGGCGAGTTTGTGCCCTGTACATCCGCGATGCGCGCCTGAACTGAGTCGAGTGCTTCGAGCTTCTCAATCTCGCGAAGCAGTTCGGCTTTGGCCCAGTTTAGGCCCTGGCCTTGGAAGGCTACATTCCAAGCGTCGCCTTTACCCCACCCTGCCGCACGCAGGTCGGCATATATAAGATATGAAATATCCGCCATGTTGTACTGCTTTTTCAACTTGTACATATAGGCAGACAATGTGTATTCTGACATAATTACTCCTCCTCTTTTTTGTAAACAAATTTAACATAGCAAACGCACCTGTAGTGCAGTGGCGGGAACGGGTCTCCGAAGTGGTGCAGATACGTTGTCTCATCATCGCAGTGCGCGCACGGATACGAACTTCCTCGAAAGATGTAGTAGCCTATCGCCCCGTGCTCCTTGCCATACTGCTGTTCGGCTCTGCCCCATGCGACGGCGACCATTTGCCGCGCGTTGCGGGCAATGTTCTGGTACGCCGAATGAAATACACCCTTGCCGTATGAAGGCGTGGCGATGTTTATATCCTCCTTTCTTGCCTTCGTGATTACGGATGTGGTGTATGGGTCTTTATATCCAGTACGTATCGCGGACAGAAGCTGCGAGTCGGTGTATTTCATCAATACGCCAGCCTTGCACATACGCACCATGTCCTCCGCAAAGTTTTTTAGATAACTGGTGGTTCGCTCCATTGATGTCTTGCCGAACACCTTTGACACAAGAAAGGCTTCCGTGTTCTCCGTGCCGATATTCAATATCGAGCACGCGGTCTTGGCGCAGACGGCGATGTCGCTTTCTATTCCGTCAGCAACGCCTAACGCAATGCGCTGTGAGGCTGCAATAAACCCGTTCTCGTTTGTCAGTGTCGCTCCCCTCCTGTATTTGGAAGCGAGCGACACTATCTCACGGGCAACCTTAAACAGCCGCTTTTGCACGCGTGACTCGCAGGCTATCTGCGCTTTCGTTCTGTTAAGTGCGTATTCCTGTGACTCCATAAATTACTTTCTTAGATTCTTATCCCAGTTGTTGCGGCCAGGGTAATTGCCGTTCTCGTCCCATGCCTTGTCAGACCTCTTCGGTCTGCCTTTTTTGCCACGACCTGTATTGATGTCGTCGCCAGGCTGCTGATTGTTAATTTTTGCAAGTGCTTCCTCCTGCTCGATGTTGTTCTCAACCTGTGCCTCCTGACGTTGGATGTCGATGAGCAAGTCCTGCTGGTCTTCCTCTTTCTGCTCGCGCATGATACGAGTAAACTCGTCGTTCTTCGAGAACTTGGAATTGCGCTCAGAAGCAGTCTGCTTCGAGAGGAATTTGTTCTGAACCGCAGTGGCCAGGTTAGTGATAAGCTCAGTGTCGTTCTGATGGATATAGCTCTCAATCCACGCATTAACTGGCAGTGCAACCATTGAGGCCATGCAGTTGTTCTCCGTTCCGATGCCAAACTTAGTTATACGCACCAACTGGTCGAGGAATGGCTGCAATCTCTGCGCGTCGTTCATGGCAGCTTCGAGGGCCGGAGAATACAGCAGCTTGATTGCAACGCCCGGCAGGTCTCCCGATTTGAGTTCGGGCGGCTTTACGGTAAACGAAAGCTCGTAAATAAGGTCATAAGACTTGTTGAGCTGTGTAGCGAAGGCGTTTGACGCGTCCGTGCCGTTGAGGAACTCCGCCCTGCCGTTCGTGTCGGTAATCATGATCGTCTTAGCAGCTCCATTGGTGTCTCCCTTTATCTCAATCTCATCGCCCTCGCCGGTAAGCGTAAGTATCGGGAAGGCATACGCCTTGTTGTTCTCGCAGAGATACGAGAACGCTTCCTCATAATCCTCGATATTGCGCTGTACGGCAGACCAGCAAGGGCCGTCCTCGTTACGGGCGTATGCTACAGGTATGAACGGGAAGCCGTGTCGTTTCTCCTCGACGCAGGCATATTCGGACGCGCCGAAGATTGACGCAATCTTTCTGACTACGTTTTTCGCTGTGCCTCCCGACAAATCTTTCTTCAATCGGTAGAACTTTTCCTTATCCCATGCTTCAATCCACTCGATGCGCTCCTCCCCTTCTTCGTCGTAGTCCACATACTTGCGTGCAAACGCAATCAGTTCGCCGGTAAGCGGGTCGTATCTCGGAAACAACGTGTCGCCACGGTCGAACGAGAGTGTTCTCGTTCCGAATTTGCCGTCGCCGTCGAAATAGCCTACAATGGCACAGTCTGCAACCTTCATATATGCGGATACCGCCTCGAAGAAGCGTATTTCCATATCGTGCATGAGCCATCCCTTCCTGTATTTCGTGAGCAGCTCTTGTAGTTTCTCTTCGCCACCTTCTTCGGTTCCCTCCGCAAGCTCGAACTGAATGTCATTACCAGTCACATGAAGAACGTGCTTGGTCCAAATCACCTGCTGGAAAGCGAACGCGGTACGCTGTATCTTCTGCACGCACCAAAGTCCCGTTTCCGGGTTCTTCTTCCAGATGTCGGGATACTGCTGCGGGTCGCAAATCCTGTGACCTGACGGATAGAACTCGCGCAAGAAGTCCTGCTGCGTCTTGATGTTGCGATACAGTACGTCCGCGGGCATACAAGGGTCTTCGTTCTCGGAAAACTCACGGTCGATAATTCCGTGTTTCATATAACCCTTCGGGGTTACTTCATAAAACGGCTTTCGGACGAGCAGTTCCCGCACGTCCTTTACATTGTTCAAAGCATCCATAGTCCTTTTATCTTTTTGTGTTTCTTTTTAGTTAAGCTGAAAATCATTATATATAGCCATGACTCGAAGAAGTCGGGCGAGTGTCCTACATAGCGTTTAGCCATCTTCTTAGGCAGCAGCTTGAAGCCCCTGTCGTCGCTGTTGTCGTCGCGGCGCAGCATCTTTCTCTCCTTCTGTAAAATCTGACGCAGCGGCACCTTGTCAAATCCGTCTCCCGAATACTTGCGCTCAAGCAGCGAAGACTCTATCGAGATTTGTTTTTCCTTTATCATCTTGTAGAACAGGAAGGCGCATTGTGATTTAAGGTCTTTGTACAGGAACTTGATGCCCTTTTCTTCCTGGTGTGTCATAGCGACAGGTGCTGCCTGGTTGTTGAACGGTACGGCATCGGCAAAGAAACCTTTGAAATACTGACCGATACCCTGCAAGTCGTAAGTGAAGTTGCACTCCTCCACTCCCCATTCACGCAGCTTCGCCTGCACCGCAGACACGAGCGTTTGAGAGTCGAGTCGCATTACTACAAGGTCTTTGCAGTGCCATCCCTCCCACAGCCACATCACAAAGTTGTCGCCGCCGGTGAAGGCAATGTCGGCGGATGCGCGCCGCACCCCATCTCCCACCTGTACGGCATTATCGAATATCTCTTCGAGGTCTGCCATTTTTATCATATCGTCGCCCGCGGACTTCCAGTTCCAGTTGGCTTCGAGGTCGCGCATACGTTGCTCCTCGTCCTGCTGTGCAAGGTTGGCGAGATATGACGCGTCGGTAGAGATAAGTTTGATGTTTTCCGATACGTCGGCACGAATGAACGTGGCGGATTTGATGAACATTTCGAGCTTGGTATATCCGAGTTCGGCATAGCTTTCTTTCCACAGCTTATCTATGATACCTCCGCATTGTTCGTAAACCTCCTCTCGCGTATCTCCCCAATAGATTGAGTCGGGAGTATCTCCATCCATGAAGCAGTAGCGTATGACTCCGTCACGCTCGGGGATAATGTATCCGTCCTCATCTACCCACCAGTCTATGAATTTGCGCACCCACGACTCAGGATCAGGGTTGCACGTTATCCAGAAGCGGTTGCGGATTTGCGAGGCGTTACGGTTGTTGGTAAGCAGATACTTGAACTTCTTGTACGGACACTGGGTTCCCTCGTCGATGCACACGTATGCGAACTGACGGCCCTGAAAGCGGGTCTTGAAGTCCTGGTACGAGCCTGCGTAGTATGAGAATTTTAGCCAGCCTCCGTTGGTGAAGTTCCATGTCATATCATTCTGCGACTTGTTGTATGTGCCGAACTGCGAGAAGAGCTTGTACGAGTCCGTTACAAGCGATTGAAGGTCATCCTTCTCGTTACGCAGAATTGTTGCATGGAAGTCAGGGTTCTTGATGTCTTTCAACACCTCCATGAGAGAACTAAAACTCTTACTACCTCCTCGCGAGCCTCCGACTATCTTAATATCAGCATCAATGGCAAGCATACGCTCCTGTCCGCCACGTTGAGCGATAATCTTCAACCTGTCGGGATGCTTCTTGTCTTTATCTCTTAGTGATTGAATGTACTCTTGAGTGTAAACAGGCTCTCCGTTATCCAATTTCAACCCTGAAAAACAACTTTTCTGCATATATATACAAAATATTTATGCAAATATATCGAAAATATTTGGTTAATTGTATATTTATTCATATTTTTGCGAAAGAAAAACGTATATTTATACATTAATGGTAGAAGAACTACCGGAAACCAACACAAAAACTTTTATATATGACAGTAGAAGAACTGCTTTCATTGGTGAACAAGGAGGTTGATACCACCAAGTTCAAAGCACTTAGCCAGAAGACCATTAACGAAGAACTTAATGATGTACTGGACGAATTTGGTGACGACGAGGCTGCGAACGCCAAGATAGTTACCAAGGTGGCAAACCGACTCAAGCGCATGGACGGCAATCTGCACAAGAATGTCTCTGACGAGATTAAGAAAAGCAGAGAGGAAGCTGAACGCAAGAAGAAGGAAGAGGAGGAGCGCAACGGCAAGAAGGAAGAGGAAGACAAGTCTGACGACAAGTACGACAAGCTGCTCGCAAAGCTCGAAGCCCTCGAAAAGGCTAACGAGGAGCGCGACAAGAAGGCATCAAGAGCCGCTACAATCGAAGCGGTCAGAAAGGGCTTGAAGGATAAGTTTGACAAGGCAAAGCTCGAACTTAACGATTTCTTTCTTGACACAGCAATCTCCAAACTTGAAATTCCCGACAAGGATGCCGATGTAATCGACCTGGTTTCAAAGGCAGAGGGTATTTACACTACCGACTTCAAACGTGCTACAGGCAACACCGCGATACCGCACAAGGGCAGCGGCTCTTCTTCTGGCGGCGGCAAGACAATCCGTGACGACGAGTGGGATGACATCATCGAACCGAAAGAAAAGTAAACATTTTAATTTTTAAGGTAAAAAGTTATGGATAACAACAAGGATTACTACGGACAGATGATGGCGCAGGGTGCAGTCAATGCTACCGGCGCTGTAATCTTGCAGTCAGAAATGACTATCGGCGGTCAGCGTCATGTGTTTGTTGACCTGCCTGGCGCCGTTAAGGAAGCGTTCCGTCGCCCTCCGATTGGCGGTGTCCTGAAAAACCCGTTCCCTGGCCCAGCCAAGATTTATGCCGGCGACCTCATCGAGCACAGCCTCGGCTTTGCGGACAACAGCGGCGGCACAATCAAGGTACTCAAGAGCTATGAGGTGGCTAAGGCTACCACCGCTGCTACGGATACAGCCATCTACATCACACGCGACGGCTATCACCACATTCCGTTTGTGGGTGACAATCTCATGGTTGGCCCGAAGGACTTCAAGACAAAGGGTAAGGGTGTGCTCGTTACTGCGGTTGAAAATGACGTGCAGGACGGCAAGGATGTTTGGAAGGTTACACTCGCAGAAACTCTCGGCTCCCTTACCGCCGGTACAGTTCTCGTGGAGGCGGAAAAGGCAGGCGCAACTGTTTCTGCTATGGTTACTAACCCGAACTGCTTTGCTCCATGCGACGTTGACATGCCGTTCCACGCATTGGCTGGCAGTGACAAGTTCTATGCTCCGCGCTACCTCAACGACTTCTGTCTGCTCGGAACTGACGTGGTTATGTGGAAGTCACGCATGAGCCCAATTCCGCCAGCTGTAGAGGCGATGAACAAGAGCCGCTACGCAGAATGGTGGTACGCAGAGAACTAATCGGAAAAACATACAACACAAAAACGAAAAGATATGCCAAAGTTTGATTTTAATAATTCCCGAAAGGCGCGTTTCTTCAGCGACCCAGAGAATACAAGATACTTGCAGAAGTTTATTGACAAGAAGGACATCTTCCATGTAAACTACGGCTGGTATCTCACACAGGGTACTATCGCGCCCGACCTCACGCCTACCAACCATAAGGGCGTGGCTACATTCTCAGTGGAGGCATCCGCTTTGCACGCTGCAACGCTCGCCAACCTCCGTGCTCCGCTCGCAGGTTCGTTCCAGAAGGACAAGGGCGCATTGGCAGTTTATTCTGCCACTATTCCCGACTTCATTACCGACGGCTTCAAGGAAACCGCAGAGGAGCGCAACTACCGCGAGAAGCAGTTTGAGGAGTTTGGTAACGACAGTGACCTCGTAAAGCAGTGGCGCAATGACACCCAGGAGTTGATGGACTCTCTCGACATGACCATGAACTACATGGTGGCAAAGCTGGCTACAACCGGCGAACTTGACTATACAGGCATCGCCCGCGGTATTCAGATTCCGCTTCACAAGGTGCCAATTCCAAAGGAGAATTTCAGAAAGTGCGGCAAGCTCGAATGGGCTAACGTTGACTGCAACATCCTCGAACAGATGCGCAAGATTGAGAGCGAGTGGCGCAAGGAGTTCGGTCAGAACCGCCTTGCCCTCGTATGGCAGATGACCTACGACACCTTCTACAACACCTTCCTTGGTAACAAGCAGATTAAGGAGCTGTACATCAACTGGTGCAAGGCCCACTACGTTGCTTATGTTGAGGACTACGGCGTGAACACAGAGATGTTCCTCAAGGCGTTCGCCGACATCCAGGGTCTCTCACGCATTGAGATTATCGACGAGGAGGAGCGCAACCTCAAGTTCGACGGCTCGGTTGTCAAGGTTAAGGGCTGGGCTGACAACATCGTCGTTCTCCGTCCTGCCGGTAATGCTTTCGAGTACGAGCGCAAGAGAGTGTCAGACAAGCCGATGTTTGAGAAGTATGGCAACAACATCATCCAGAAGGTGTTCGCACAGACAAACAACGGCCTCGGCCTGCTCTGTAACTCTACCATCCCGAACGGTGACTACCTGGAGTGGCATACAGACCTCATGTTTGCCGCAGTACCGGCGATGCTCGACTTCCCGTACCGTTGGATTATCGACATCACCAAGAAGGGCGAAGGCGTAGCTGCCTAAACACAAAAGCTATCCGTCCTCCTGTAGCTGCAATCGGCTGCATTTGGACGGATAGCGTAAACAATCTCTGATTTAACTCGAATCGAATTAGCGCATGAAGAAAGGCAATAATATATATACATTGGAGGATGCTCTGTTCAGCAAGGTGCGTTTCAATATACCCGACGACACAGTGCATACAATCCTCATTGAAAGGGCGTTGGACGGGAGCATGGCGTATGCTGACGCTAACCGTGATGACGTTCGCCTTGCCTATGCCGATATTCTAAAATGGCTTGTTCTCGGCCCGAGCAAGATGAACAACACTTCCGACTCTGATAACGGATGGAGCCATACGGAAGGTGGTTTTGAAATATCCGAGCGTGACCGTGCGGAACTCAAGGCGGAAGCCAACGCAATCTATGCGGAGCTTGAGCCAAGTTCGATGTTAAAGAAGAAATCGTCGTTTAGAATAACCTCTCATGGCGTGAAACGTGCCGACATTTCGGCGTTCGGATGCCCACTTCCTCACATTATAAAATAAGGATGTATGAGAAAGGCAAATATCAGAAACCCGAGATACCCTCACACGATAAAAATCGTTAGGGTGCTTGTCGGCAAGGCGGACGAGAACGACCCGTTCGCGGATGACGATGCAAAGGTCGGCGAGGATACGGAGATTGTAATCTACGAAGGCGAGGGCCGCAGCTATACCGATACGACTACCGAGGGCGGCAAGAATGTTGACGAGAACAAGAGGAAGGCATCAATTCCTGTCAGATATGACGAATGGGATGCCAGCAGATGTCCTCTTGATGGCGACATGATTTACGCAACGGTCGGCAACAACACCGAGGTCGGAATGGTGAAGGACTGCGAGCCTGACAATAATAGAACTGTTGTTTATTGGGACTTTACAAGGGTTTAGTGTATGGCGGGTTTAGGAGGACAGTTTCTGAATATACAGAAAAAGATACGTCAGATTGCCGTACAGAAGATGCAAAAAAAAATGGATTCGGCGGCAGAAAAAGCTATAAAAGCAGCTGACAAATTGCGTGATTATGACGATGTGACTGGAAATCTCTATCGCTCAACCGCTATTGGTACATACTACAAAGGTTCATTACAATCAATACATTACACGCCTGGCCCAGAGCCGACCCGTCTAACTCTTGCAGCGGGAGAGCGTTACAATCTCGATAGATACTACAGAAGTTCTTTCTCATACAAAGATTCGGGACGTAGGGCGTATCGGGGTCAGTATGGCGAAGGTGGAGAGAGTGGTCTGGCAGCCGCAGAAGATGCACTTTTGTATGCGGAACATGGCAAAAGCAATTCTCACATGACCTGGCAGATGAAGGTTGTAGCAGCTGTCGATTATGCGCAATTTGTAGAAACAAAGAGAGGTCACGATGTTATAACATCTTTAAGTAAATACATGGTGAGATACTTTCATAAAATGTAACTATATGATAAGCATAAAGACACTATACTACGATGTCGGCAATGCCGTAAAAGGCATCTGCGACAAGGTTTATCCAAGAAACCGCCCGAAGTCTGTCTGCGACAGGCCCGACAGCTATATCGTTGTGTCTTTCCCGTCGAGCATCTACAACAATGAGATGAACGACGACGGCAGTTTCAATGACTATACGACTACCGCGCAGATAGAGATATATGTCCGTGACAAGACATCCGCCAGGAACCCCAATACGTTGAACGTGTCTGCGGTATCCGAGAAGATCAGTGCGGTAATGACAAAGTTTCCAATTTCAACAGACAACATCATCGTAACCAAGCCGCGTGTCACTCTGCAAACGGACGACGGCGACGGTTTTTCGGTAACGATAATACAGGGCTCGTTAAGAACCAAATAAACGCAAAAATTAAGGTTTAACTAAAAAAGTTTTGAATTATGGCAATGAAGAAAATCGAAGAGTTGAAGGACCTCTTTGTAGGCCCTAAGACACTTTTGTACGCTAAGGCAATCACAGACCTCAGCAAGGCTACTATCGACATTACAGCAGACCTCGAACTGCCTGTTGAGGTTGACTCACTGAAGGCGACAATGGAAGACCCGACCATCAACCACTACAAGGTTATCGGTCTTGCAGGCGACTGGGCGACAACCTCCGAGCTTGGCGACTTCAACGTTGAGTTCGTTGTTCCGTCAAAGGCAAAGGATCTGCTCGCTGCGATGTTTGGCAACGATGCGGTGAGCGAACTTACAAAGGTCACTTTGAAGACCGGCGACACCGAGCTCGACGCGACAACAGGCTTTACCGGCGTTGCTCTTGAGCTTAAGAAGTTCAAAATTCAGGGCACAATCGCAATCGTTGACGATACCAAGACAAACGTCATGGTCATCACCAACATCGCCCTCTACGCTACCTTGCAGTGGGATGAAACCGGCACAAAGCCTGTTGCGTTCAAGTTCTCGGGTTCTATCGAGGGCGCAGGCAAGAAGAGCATCGCTTGGCTTACAAAGGCAGCAGCTGCTTAAAGCAAAAAGCGGCGTAACGCAATCGAATATGAAGCGGAAAGCGGCGGACTTATCAAGGGTCGCGGTTTTCCGCTTTTGTTTTGTTTTTTTACAAGACTTAAGATCAAGAAAAACGGTATGGAAGAAAAGAAGATAGAACAACCCAGCGACGAGTTGCAGAAAGCTCTTGACAGCGTATTGGAGGCGGAACCCGAAGCGGTAGTGTTCATGGGTAAAAAGCGCAAAATCGGTTGGCTTAAACGAGGTGCGATAAGAAAGTTTTCGCACGTCACAGCGAATGAGGAAGATGAGTGGAAGCGCGGCGTAAAGTTGTGTGCCATCGTTCTTCTTAATAATTTTTGGAAGCTGCGCTTCTTCTACTGGGCTTACTGGCGTTGGCTGTACTACATCAAGGACTTGGATGCAATCGAGGTTCTGAGGGTCGTTGACGCAGCTAAAAAAAAAGTACCATTGGTAGTGTGCTCGCTGACTACCATATTAGCGACAGGGATGACGGATCTGGCGATGACGATGACGAAGAAAGAAGTGAAAGCTACCCGAGCAGGACAAGCTGGGGAGCAGCCTTCTCGTTAGCCGAAAAGTTCCCGTTCCTCTTTGCCACGCGCTACGGCATCAAGGCATACGACTACTGGTGGGGCTACACTTCGGTACAGATAGACCTCATGGTTGCAGACCAGCCCATTATTGTGTACAAGAAAGACAAGAAGCGCAACCCCGACGGTAGTGTCAAGCACACCGCAAAGGAGATGGACGACCTTTGGGATAACTGGGTAAAGAAGAAGGAGAAGGAGGGCAGTCTTGTTGGCAAGAAGATTAGCCTCTCCGATTATTTAAACAACAAAATCTAAACGATAAATATTTCAGGATATGGCAGACGGAAACGTTGGAAATTTGTGGATGAGCCTTGGACTCAAAGACGCGGTATCTAAGGAGCTGAAAAAGATGGCCGACAATATGGAAGTTGTCGATGCCAAGACGAAGAGGGCGCAAGAACAGCTTAGAAAGCTGGCAGAGACAGATGCGTCGGGTAAGGGCGTAGCCTTCTTGGACAAGTTGAAAAAGGCCATAGGCAGCTCGACCAAGGAGGCGAAAGAGTTGCAGGCAATATTTGATGCTATACGAAATATCAGGGGAGGTTTCGGTGCTTTGACTGGAGATTTCGGAAAGGCTAATCTCCAGAGTTATGCAGACATATTAAAAGAGATTCGTTCGTCGATGGGGAAAATCTCTTTTGGCGGTATGTCAGGGATGGGCGAAGGTATCTACGCTAAAATTGAAGCTGTCAGAAGTGCAATAAATGGCATCAACAAAATAACGAATGAAACATTTCGTTTATGGGACAGTGTTCCGAGATCGTCTCCAAAAGCAAAAGCCGAATTTAACAATATAAGAGAGCAGCTTGCAGAAATTAAAAATGCGGGGTTGGGTTATCTGAAAAGCGGGGATTTCAGTAAGGCTTATGCTTGGGCTAACGGCCTGGATGAACAAATAGGCAAGATAAGCAGTTCCTATGAAAAGTTCTTGGCGAGCGAAAAAAGTGTCGTTGAATCTCTAAGGAGAGAGGAGGGGCAGAGCAGGAAAACCACCGATGCGACAAATGAGCAGACCAATGCCATCAAGAAGCAGGAGGAGCAGCTAAAGGCTACCACTGCTGCGCAGAAGGAGAAGAATGCGACAGAAGGCAAGGCTGCAACTGCACCTAAGATGCAGCCATTTGTTGAGGACAAGGGGCTTGACAAAATGCTTAACGATGCGACGAGGGTCACAGAAAAAGTCGAGGAACAGAAAAAGTCGTTAAGTGGGCTAAGCGACGCCGCAGGGAAAGCGTCTCGCGACATTAACGAAGTTCTGAACAAAATTGTAGGCGGAAATGCTGCGGGAATGTCGCTTGACGAACTTGCGAAAAAGACAGCAAGATACTCGCAAGAGTTATTGGCGCTCGAAATAAAACTAAAAAACCTCAAGAGTAAAGACGAGACAAATCCGGGTAAAAAAGGCCCAGATTATAGTGAAGTGAAATCGCTGGAAGCAAAAATCAAGAACGCTCAAATATATCTTGACATCATACAGCAGATTCGCTTAAAAAAAGACGAACTTAATGCGACGGGGGCAAAGCAGCCAAACGTAAATACCAAGGAACTCGAAAGAGGCAAGACTCTTCTTGACGAGTTTTATGGCACCCTAAGAAAAATCGTTAGCGAAAATGGCGTAGACGGATTGATGGTTTTGGGCAATATGCCTAAGGCTTTGGGCGGTACAATGCGCGAGATTCGGAGCTTGCTTAGTTCGTTCTCCAAAGAAAATCCGCTGTCTGTGTTTGCCAACGGTGCTGACAGAGCTTGGACAGCCATCTCAAATCTTGAAACGAAGATGAGAGATTTGCAGCGTCTGATGGATGAGGGCAAGAAGATGGGCTATAAGACAGACATGCTGCCAGAAAACTTTTATGAGCTGAAACGTAGACTCCAAGAGACGTACAGACTATTTGGAGACAATAGTCATAGACTTACGGACAAGGCTTATATGGAGAACTTGTTCTCGGATATAGCCAAGACAATGAAGATTGCGGCAAATGCCGAGCGTGAATATGGCAGGGAGAAGGGCAAGACGATAGCGACGAACAAGGAGGCGGAGGCTGCTGAGAAGCGAAATGTGGCTATTGTGGAGGCTGCTGTGCAGCGGAGAATACAGGCCCGTCAGAGAGAGGCAGAGAGAGCGGCGGCGGCAGAGAGGGAGGCGAACCGATATGCGGCAGAGAGTGTGAACAAGGCTATAGCCGCGAAACGCGAGCAAAGGAGACAGGAAGATCGCGACAACAAGCAGAGATTGTCTGAGATAAAGGCAGCGGAGGCTCGTTATGACTCGCTTGGCAATAAGGTGAGATCGCTCAGACGTGAGTTTAGCCGCGGCATATCGTTGGGAACTGATGTGAGCAAAGCGGAGGCTGAGATACATTGTCTTATCGGCATTATGCGCTATCTTAGACAGATGCGCATTGAACTTACGGCTGGCAATATGAATGTGGTTGGTCGTATAGGAAATATCGGTGCAGGTCACGACACAATGCTGGCGGGGCGTGTGCTGCAAGACCAGAAAGCGACGAACGCAGCGGCACAGGAGGCTATAAACAAAGGCATACGCAGGGGTATCGACTTGGAGCGTGAGCGCCAGCAGGAAATAGCAAAGTCGGCGGCAAAGGTGCGTAGCGACTTGGCGGCAGCTCTTGCGGGCGCAAATGCAGAGGCGAGCAAGATGCACGGCACGCTGAATGACATAAAGTCTCTATTTTTGCAGGGCGGTATTGTGTACGGTGCGCAGTCGCTTTTCAACGCTATTGTGCAGACGGGCGGCGAGATTGTACAGCAGCATATAGCTTTGCGCTCCATTTTGGGTGATGTCACAAAAGCGGATGAGCTTTTTGCGCAGACGCAGGAGCTTGCATTGCGTTCTCCGTTCAAGTTCGGCGAGTTGAATCGAGATGTCAAGCAGCTCGCAGCTTTCGGAGTGGAAGCCGATTCTTTGTATGACACAACCAAGCGACTTGCGGATATTGCGTCAGGCCTTGGAGTCAGCTTCGAGCGATTGGGCTTGGCATACGGCCAGGTAAAGGCGCGTTCATGGCTTGATGGTAAGGAGTTGCGTCAGTTTGCATACGCAGGCTTGCCTCTGTTGCAGAAGATAACTGAATTATACAACTCTGAGGGTAAGAACAACAAGACCAACTACAAGCAGAGCGATGTCAAGGAGATGATTTCCAAGCGTCAGGTCAGCTTCGAGGATGTTCAGAAGGTATTGTGGAAGATGACAGACGAGGGAGGTCAGTTCTACAATATGCAGCTGGTGCTGAGTGAAACGCTTCTGGGTCAGTGGAACAAGTTGAAGGACGCATGGGAAATCATGCTCAGTAGGTTCGCGGAAGGCAAGAACGTCATCGGCGGTACCTTTATGTTCGCGATAAAAGGCGCTACGGATTTGCTTCTGACGATAGACAAGTTAAGCCCTGCCCTATTGACATTTGCGAGCGTGTTCCTGTCAAAGAAGCTGTTCGGTCTTGCTTCTTCGCGCTTGGGTATCGGTTCAATCGGCAGGAATTTGAACGACCAGGCCAAGATACAGCTCCGCAATTACGCCATAGAACAGCAGCAGCTCGTTCTCGAAAGAAAGATAACGCAGGAAATAGCGACGCAGAACGTTCAGAAAAGAGCCTATTGGCTCGCCGATGTGCAGACGCAACAGGCGGTAATGGGCAGACTTGCACTGGAGGGTAAGTTGTCTATATTACAGATGCAAAAAGCCGTTAAGGAAGGTCTCATCACAAAAGAGTTAATTGACCAGCTTGTCATTATGGGTCAGATAACCGCAAGACAGGGAGAGATAATTTTAAAAGGCGGTACAATGGCTGCTGTAATGAATATGACCGGCTCGAAGCTGAAAGGCATGTTGAGCTTTGTGGGCGGCTGGGTCGGACTGACATTTATGGCTGTCACGCAGGTTATATCGAGCATCTACAACGAGTTCAGCGCGATAAAGGAGAAGGCGGAGAGCTTGCAGGCCCCAGATTCTGACTGGATGAAAGACTACTATGATGCACTGGGCGCAAAGAAGGGCACAACGGACACGGAGCTGAAAAAGCAAATTGACAGCATGAAGCAGTTGCTTATAAAGAGCGACGCCTACACGAAGACTATTGACGAACAGATTAAAAAGGCGAAAGACCTCAATGAGCAGTATGACATCCTTCGAAAGGGTGTCGAGAATGCGAAGAACGTAGCGTCGGGCGATGCAGGAATGATTGCAGACGCAATAGGTTCTACGGGTGGCTGGAAATCGGGGAACCCGTTCAACGACACCATTGAGGAGAACTTGAAGGACTTGCAGCACTCCACCGATGCGTACCAACTGAAATTGTCGACGTTTGACGAACTGACAAAATCAAAGATGGATAGTGTCGCAAGTGCCATTCTTGGTGCAGCTGGCGCCGGCAAGACACTTGAGGACAAGATACGCATACTGGCGGATGAGGGCGGACAGAAATGGGCCATATTCCAAGCCAATATGGTAAAATGGAATGGCAATATCGCCTATTCGATAAAGGGCCTTGGCAACAGAGCGAACGATGTTACATCGGACATCAACGAGATTGCAAATGATGATGTTCCGAAGATACTTGGTGCGATAAGAAAACACCTCGGTCTGTACGGAAATGACTTCAAGAATTGGTGTAATCAAAATTCTGAACGGTTCAGAAGTATGCTTCTGCAAATAATGGATGAAGCAACATGGCTTGTGCCGCAAATCAAGAAAAAGCTCGAAGAACTTACGAGCTTCGAATTTAAGCCGAGCGGCAAAAAAAACTCCATTACGGGGAGAACCGTCATGCAGGAACGTGTCTTTGAAAATCTAAATGGCAACCAGAAGGCTTACGACCTCATATCAAGCTATATTGAAAAAGGGTCGTGGTACAAGACAAAGAACAACGCCCAGTCAGCTTTGCAAGACCTTTATAATGAAATGAAGTCACGTCAAAAAGGTGGAGCCTCAAAGGCGAGCATCGCGGAAGCCAAGAAGGATTATGACACATTGTACAAGGCGGTACTGCAAGGCTTCGGATATAGATTCATTCCTGAGGACAAGAAATCCAATAAGGTTCCGAAGAACAAGGGCGACAAGGAGGATAAGGAGCTTGATGAGCTGAAAAGACAGCTTGAGGACTTCAAGGCTGCGAGACAGGCTTACCAGAAGTTGAGAAAAGAGGCCGGCATGAGCCGTGCGAAGGCAAAGAACGAGGTATTCGGTCTGTATAAGGACTTGGACTGGAAGAAGATTGACCTCGACAATTATTCCGGCAGCATCGCCCGACTGAAAGACGGTTTTAACTTCGACAAGACGAATGACAGAAAGAAATTCAGAACGCAACTCGACAAGGAAAACTTTGAGTGGCGCTTCTCCGAGGAGCTGAAACCCGAATGGGAACGAGTTGTTTCAAACTTCAAGGAGGCCCTGGAGAAAGGCGTGAAGCAGGCGAACTTGCAGAAAGAACTATACGAGAAGACCGGCAGTCTGGACTTCGCCAAGCTCGCCTTTCAAGACGGCGCAGTGTGGAACAAGCAGACAAGAAAGATGGCGGAGGACTTCAAGAAGAACTTCGGTCACGATGTCAACCTCGGAATGACCGAAGCCGACGCGAAGGTTCTGTATAAGGACACGCCTCTCGCTCTTGAGGCTTGGCAGAAGATAACGACCTTGGTAAAGGACAATTATGTCAAGAGCTTGCAGCAGGCTGCGGACATCATCGCACAGACAGCAAGCACGCAGGAGAAGATAGCCGCCATCTACGCCAAGTATGAAACGCCTATTGCACAAGCGGAAGAAGCGGGAAACTATGGTCTTGCTTCTCGTTACACGCGCCAACGGGACAAGGAAGTGAACTCTGCTAAGACGGAAGCCTTCAACAAGAGTAGTGACTATATCACGTTCTTCGGAGCGGTGTCGCAGCTCGGCATGGACAGGGCATCCGAAATCGCTTCGCAGATACGCGAGAACATTAACCAGGCACTTGCTGACGGAACCATTGACGCTCGCGAGTACGGCAAGCAGATACAGCAGCTTGACGAGCAGTTGAACAAACTCTCAAGTGGCAAGAAAAACTTCTTTAATTCTGGTCTTAGTGGTGTCGCCGAACAGAGAGTAAAGAACGCCAACGAGAAAATTACAGCTGGAGCGGCATTGAAGCAGGAGGGCGAGAGAATGCAGCAGGAGGCTAACACGGAGCTAATAGAAGCGTTCTCAAACTTGGATTTTGATGCTGTCGATGAAATCGTTGCTAAAATGCTTGAGGGGAATGAAAAGGAAGAAAAGGGTGACGCGAAACTCAAGCAGGGTCAAAAAGAGGCTAAGGCCGCCAATGAGTTCAAGGAATCTATGGCGAATGTCAGTGCCGCAGCAAGTAAAATCAATGAAAACATCCAAAGCATTGTCGCCACGTTCAATGATATTAAGGACACAGCGAGTGCTCTTGGCGTTGATACAGAAAACGACGGATGGCAAGATGCAACGGCATTCTTTAATTCTCTCGGCGGTGTTTCAAGTTCCATTTCAAATATGGTCACAAGTGCTATGTCTGGCAATGTCGGCGGTGTTCTTCAAGGATTTGTTGGCATCTTCACCTCTCCATTTAAGGCATTTGCTGCGGCGCACGATGCAAAGTTAGAACGCCAAATCAAACTCGCAGAGCGAAATATAACGGAACTTGAGCGCTTGCGCAACGATGTAAAGACGGCGATTGAAAATACCCTTGGCGGTGTCTATTCCTACAAAATGGATGCGGATACACGTAAAAGATTGGGCAACGTTACTAATTCTTACGAAAAAGCAGCAAGAGGAGAGAGTAAAAAGAGCCAATATTCCTCTGATACGTACACTACTGCTAAAAAATCCCTATCCGACCCAGGCAATGCTTACCTCGCTGAGCAGGCTTCCCTCATGGCACAGAAGGATGAAATGCAGAGGCAGTTAAACGCTGAGGAGGGCAAGAAGAAGAAGGACAAGGATAAGATTGCCGACTACAAGCAGCAAATCAAGGAGATGGAAACGACCATTAACAATTTTGCAAAGGACTTTCTCAAGGACATCTATGGCGTAGACATGAAGGCGTGGGCAAGCCAATTAACCGACGCAGTTGTAAGCGCATGGTCAAAAGGTGAGGACGCTATTGATGCCTACAAGAAGAAGGCAAAAGAAATGGTAAAAGACCTTACCAAAAACATCGTCTCTCAGAAGGTAATGGAGGTTGCGCTGCAAGGGCCGCTTGACAATCTGACGGAAATAATCAAGCAGAAAGGAAAGCTTGAACCAGAAGATGTCGTTAAGGTTGCGGATGATTTGTATAACGGCACCAACAATGCAGTCGAGAACATCACAGCAATCCTCGAACGCTTGAAGAATATGGGACTCGACTTGTCGGAAAATGGCGATGGAAGTGTGACCAACGGCATCAAGAATATCACTGAGGAAACTGCGGATATTCTCGCAAGTTACGTCAATGCCATCCGTCTTGACGTGAGTGTTAATCGTGCGCAGGTTAAGGACATCGGAGAACTCTTGAAGATGCGTCTTCCAGAAATGGGCCAGATACAGAAAGCGCAGCTCGGGCAGCTCACGCAGATTGTCATGCTTGCGGAAGCTCGTAACGAGAAGCTCGATCGGATGATGGATTGGATGAACGCGGTGTCTACAAGTGGCAGGAAAAAGCTCTATATTAGCTGACAAAGTGTATATTTATTGTTAAAATCGCGGATAGTTATATATTAATTTGTATAATTATCCGCTTTTTATTATTTTTGGAGAAAATTATGTATATTTATGCAACACTACAATGTCTTTATACAAAAAGAGCAGACTGGAGCGGTGGTAAAAGAAACCGTAGCTGACTTTGATGTGTGGTGCGCCTCCATACCGTTCGACATTGGCAGGGAGGTCAAGGAGCCAGTGGTAAGGGATTGGAAGGATGAAAACGGAGAAGACGCGTACCTCGGTGACAGCCTTAAATTCGCAGCATACGACATGACCGTAAAATGGTGCTGCAAGGGTGACAAGTTTTCAGCTAACGCAGTAATAAGAAAATTTCTGAACTACCTCAGCGGACGCGACGGAAGCGGTATGAAGATGAAGATGTACTGCGACTGGACTAAGGTAGGAAGAAGACACATCCGCCTCAAGAAGGTATCCGACGACGCAGACCTGCACCGCGACGACGAGGGAGATGTGGTAACGTTCTCTACAGTGTTGAGAGTTGAAGACCCCGTAACGGAAGTAATATTAATCAAATAGAGATATGGAATGGAAACTTTATCATAAGGACGGCACGCCGCTGCGTGACACCAACGGCAAGGAAATTTCCGTTCATTCGCTGAAATACGACGGCGAGTGGATGGGCGAATGCTCGGTATCTGTATCTATAGAGAATGAGGCTCCAATAGACTTTGAAATTGGTGATTATCTAATATATCGAAATGAACGTTTTGAATTAAACTACGACCCAGGCAAGGCGAAACAAGGCCGTAAAAATGCACTCGGCAATTCGTTCAAGTACCAAGATGTAAAATTCAATTCTTTATCTGACGAACTGGCAAGAGCAGAATTTTTAGATGTAGTCTTAAACGATAACGAGCTACATTATACCGCCCTGCCCGTCTTCCAATTCTACGTGGAGTCGTTGGATGACTTACTCGACCGTTTGCAGGCGTGTATGAATGAACAAGTTGGCGGAAACAAATGGCTATTCTATTCGCGCAACTGGAACAGAAGCAATACGAGAGGATGCAACGCAGCAAGATGGGAGGAGATATATGGAGGTGATACGTCAAATCCCGACAACACGGGAGTCTCTGATACCAAAATAACATCAACATCCATTAGTATCGACAAGCAGACGGTGTGGGAAGGCCTTGCGTTGGTAAATTCCCAGTTCGATGTAAACTTCATAACGCGCAACAGAGAAGTGTTTGTTGGTACGTCAGGACTGCCAACACGTAACGTTTTCAAGTACGGAAAGGGCAACGGCTTGTACGAGGTAAATCAAGATGCTGAGGCAGACCAACAAATAGTTACACGTATGAGAGCATACGGTTCTGACAAAAATATTCCTGACAGATACTATGCAACACTAAATATGGAGGTTTGGTCTAAGCCTTCTCGCGTCATACAAAACGAAGTTTATGGTGAAATTTGCAATATAGAATTTTATATCGACGACATACCCATCGAGCGTGCTTCCGTATATTTTACGTATCGAATTGGCGGTAGCCCAGGATACGATACATACTCTGTGAATATCCATGATGGTGGAATGGTTGTTGAAGCCAAGGTCAATGTTGGCGTAGAGCCTTATTACCATAATCACATTAGTTTACAGATATTAGGCGGAAAAGGATATGATATTACAATAGAAGAAGCTAAAGCGTGCTTTGCTGCGATACAAGAAGCAGGTAGGGTGCATTTCGTCAGCGGTGTCAACAAAGAAGCCTTTCCTTCTAATAGGAGGGATTATGCCGCGGGAGAACATCTGCCAAACAATATGGCGTGCTTTAACCTAATGCTACCTGGTTTTCCTTCTATATCCTTACAAGACTGGTGGAATAACCACCCCGAGAAGCATACCAAACTCAATCCTACAGGTGCTAATCTGCGCTTCTCTACACGTGCAGACAGACCATGGATAGAGTCTTCTGCTGCCGACGATATTGGCGTGCGACCAGGAAGTGTGTTTTTTGACACCGAAGATGTAAAGGAAAAGACCGTTGAGATATATCCCACTATCAAGGAAATGGAAGTAGACGGTGTGCGTATTGACGAAATTGCAGTTGGTTCAAACATCGAAGATAATGGTGTATTCAAAGAAGACGCAACAGCTCCCGGGTTTAAACTCACTCTAAAAAAAGAATTAAACTTTGACATTAACGCTCTGAAACAAAGTGACTTCTCCGTTACTATGGTTGACGGAATGTGTGCAGGACGTAAATTCAAGGTGAGTGGCAGTACAAAAGAAAGCGGGCAGTGGGTTTTGACATTGCAGCGCGTTGAGGATATTGGCCTGTATTTTCCGTACAAGGACTTTCAGATTAACGCTGGCGACCATTTCGTATTGTCGGGAATCGAACTGCCTGTACAGTATGTCGAGGCTGCTTCCGAAAAGCTACTGCGCTACGCCATTGCCTGGCTTATAGAAAACGACCACACCAAGCATACCTATGCTCCGAAAATAGATGAAATTTACATGGCCCGCCAACACGACGAGGCCATGGAGGATACCACTGGTACTACAAAGAGTCTACATGATACTATTAAAGAAGGGGATATATTTCAGTTTAGCGACGAGGATTTTGGCATCAGCGCAGACGTTATAATTGATAGTCTCTCCATAACAGAGAAAGAAGGGGCGATACCAACCTACGAAGTATCATTGCGCAATGATAAAGAGGTTGGTGCGCTACAAAAAATACAAAACAAGATAACGGCCATAAGTAATAGCACAGGAGATTTTACGCCCGCACAAGTTAAGGAATACATCCAAAGCGAAGGCTCAAAGTATTTTCTGTCGAAGGTCAAGACAGATGTAGCAGAAAAACTTATCCGCTTTTGGGAAGGTATCGCATTCGGCGAACAGAGCGACAATAACCCTCTCGGCATCTCCTCTGACGGCATCGCCACCCTCAAAGAGATTGTGTCGGCTGCGTTCCGTTCGGGTGCGCTCGGCTCTGGCTTCAAACTTGGCGATTACAATGGAAGTGGTGACAGTTACTTGGAGGTAGACCGCCTGCTTGTGCGCAAGGCTGCGGAGTTCGTAAGGCTCGTAATCCGAGAGCTTCAAAGCGTAGGTGGTGAGATTGTTCTGTCGCCTGCTGCCATGAAGATTAGCAATGTGGTCTATTTTGAGAAGTTCACGGTTCTTCCCGAATACGACGGCTCTCCCCTACGTTACGATGTTTACCGCTGTTACTTTTCACAGAAGAAAGGCGACGAGGAGATAGAAAACCAGTTTGTCGAGGACGACCTTGTGCGCTGTCAGACGTTCAACGTCAAGGAGGGCGTGAATGAGAACGTGAAGAACAGATACTACTGGCGTAAGGTGTACAAGGTAGGTAAAGATTTCATTGATGTGCTTGCTGATTTCTGCGATACTGGCAGCGATATTCCGCAGGCAGGTGACGAGCTTGTACAGATGGGCAATACGACGGACACGGCACGCCAGTCGGTCGTTGTTTTGTCGGCATACGGAGCGGATGCGCCATCGTTAAAGATGTACGAAGGCGTAGATAGCTACTCGTTAGAAAACAAGGAGGTCTTTGTCCTATCGCGTTCCGAGATGTTCGCCATAGCCGATAAGTTTAGGTTCGTTACGCGCAAGGCTAATGGCGAGATAGAAAGCACGCAGTCGTTTGCGGAGCTTGTGATGTCCGTGGATGGACTCAGTGCAACGGTCGACAGAAACAAAAAAGAGCTTGACGGACAGATAACGCAGATGAGATCAGATATAAAGCAGATGCCAGATCAAATACTCTTAACGGTGGGGAAGTATTATCCGACAAAGACGGATGTAACCAAGCAGATAGAGTCGGTCAGTTCGGAGATAACACAGACGGCAACCAATATCGCGATGAAGGTAGGCTACACTCTTGCCGAGCGACGTAACCTGCTCGTCGGCTCGTTGTTCCGCAAGCAAGGCGAGGGTTTCTTTCTTCTACGCTCTAAGATATATCGCACGTCGGCGCATGAGGGTGCTAATGTGATATTCGCGCCCGATGCCAAGGCAGGCGGTGCGCAATGGGGTGGAGCGGCGAACTCTCGCAACATACATGTAACCAAGGGCAAAACGTACACACTGGCGTTTTGGGCTCGCACGAAGTCAGCCAAAGTAGAAATTGTGGGCGAGGCGATATGGCACAGCTCGGCAACCGACACGTCGCGACCAGGTGGATATACCGGTCCGAACGGCAGTGCGAATTTAGGCGTAGTAACGATAACGCCAAGCAACGGCTGGCATCTGTATCAGAAGACGTTTACCGTTGCAGCGGACGCTCTTTATGAGTGGATTTCCGTGGCGTGTCTAAAGGCTAACGCATCTACTGCGAGTCAGCAGGTGTACATCGCCCACCCTATCCTCATAGAGGGCACTGCGGAGGACTTTGTGTGTTGGAGCGCATCGCCTGACGATTACGACTACATCGGGGGCAATCTTCTCGACAACACGCGCACGTTTAATAAGAGTGGCAACCTGACACGAATGGATGCGTCAGTGGTCACTAATGAGTCGTACAATAATGGCTGCTCCGTTATATATGCGTACGGAGCGTCCGGGTACGTCGAGATGGCACAATGGAGCGTGAATACCATCATCAAAAAAGATGAGGACTACATACTCTCCTTTATGGCAAAAGGTTCCGACAGCATCGACGCATACATGTGGAGTGGCTCTAATCTAAGCATATTCGCCGAAGACAGCGAGCGCGATACGACAACAAGCAACGCCGATGGAGGTCGTCGCTTCTCTCTCACAAGCGAGTGGAAGCGTTATTGGGTGCACTGGCGGTCAGAGGGCACCGGCATACCTAACTACGTCTTAATCCGTTGTCTGCAAGGCAGTAAGGCGTGGGTGACGATGCCGAAGTTAGAGGTGGGCGCAACTCCTACCGACTGGATAGAGGGCAAGAGTGGCTTTGTCGAGGACAGTGGCATCGCCGCCAAGCTGCTGCGCACTGGCCTTGACATCGAGAACGGCAAGATAACGGCTACAGCAGACAAGTTCGAGGTGCGCAACAACAGTGGCAAGGTGACAGCGAGTGTTAATAAGGACGGCGTGCTGGAGGTTGGCTCAGGAGTGTTTGGCGGTTCGCTGGTGGGCGTGTCGGGCACGTTCTCTAAGTTGATGCACGTGTTAAACTCCAACGTTTCTATCTCGTTCGACCAGACTCACGGCGGTCTTCTACTGAAGGGCTATACAATAAACGACGGTTCAATGAGGGTATATGGAGATTTCTCGGTGGACGGCGAAACGAATGTGGGCGTGATACGCACAGGGGACACATGGGTGAGGGGCAGTTTCGGTGCTTTGAATCGTGTCTGCGCCAGTATATCGGACGGACTGATGCGTGTTTACAGTGGCGAAGATTTGTTTGCCGAGACTCAGCTCAAAACTTCTTCTAATAACGGCATAACGTACTATAACGTCCCGTGCCAAGTAAACGTTTTGCATGAAGGTTTTACGCTCGTCAACAACTTTGGCAACGGTGCTCCTATCGACACGTTCGTGTTCAAGGGCAATAGTCGGGCTAATCTCGTTTATAATTTCAAACTTTTCTACACGCAGAAGATTACGGTGTTGCACGCCGTCGATTTGGTAAAAAATAAAATTTTTGTGCCTATTTGCGGCAAGAACACCGAACTGGTCGGCGGTTTAGCGTTGCAACTTTGGAAGGCACCGCGGGGATTTGCCTCGCCGTCTATACCAAGCGTACCTGGACAGGATGTGTTCGTGATTTCGAGATACGACAACAGCTGGGCATAGCTAAACAATCTATTTATTAGTTTTTTATTATTAACTGAACACAAAATAATATGAAGAAAATAGTAAGAGGCAATGATTTTACGTTGCGCATACCGGTAAAGAAGATAGTCAATGGTGAACAGGTATCGTTCCCGTTGACTGATTGCACCGACATCGCAGTACACGTCGTTAGTCAGTACAAACGTACCGCACTCCCCTACACTATCGACAAGGAGTCTAATGATGTGCTTTTGGCTGACGTTGACGGCACGGCACTGTCATTAGGCACATACGCCTTGGAGGTGACGGGCGTACTGGAGGGTGCTAACTGGCGAAGCTACGAGTACGAGCAGTTCGCCATCGTAGACAACAACGCAAGCAGCGATACCGTGTTTGAAGGTGGCACTACCGATAGCGACACCAACATCGAGGACGGCAACGGAGATAATGCAAACAAGGGCTGCATGGATGTGAAGATTGAGGGCTTTGCCGTGGATACCGCGCTTGTTGTCCTTCCTCCTGTGTCCGCGCGAGCAACCATCATCGAGCTTATCGCCAATGCCGACGCTGCCATTGCTGCGGTAAGAGAAACGGAAGCAACCGTCAAGGCGAACGAGGATGTACGCATCGAGAGCGAGTCGCTCCGTCAACGTGCAGAAGAGCAGCGTGCGGAGAGCGAAGCAACTCGCCAGAACGCAGAGGTGGAGCGAGAAAAAGCCGATGCCGAGCGTGAGAAACGTGTGTCCGAAGCAATATCCAACACGTCCTCTGCCGCAAAAACCGCCACTGACGCAGCAGACGTGGCAACAGAGACAGCCAAGAAAGCTATGGTTGCGACTACGGAAGCAGAGAGAGTGAACGCCGAGCTAAGGGGTAACGTGCTCGTAGTGACCGATAGAAACGGCGATGTCAGCACTCTTGACTTCGAGCAGTGGGACTTGGAGGAGCGAGTGAATATCACCATGACGACATCTGTTGCTGGAGTAAGCGTAAAAGGCGTATCGGTGAACGTCTTCCTTAATGGCTCTTCGGCATTCACAAAGTACACCACGGATGCTGACGGCAAGGTGTCGTTCACAATCCCAAGAGGAACGATGTACAGAATATCTTTCCAGGAGTTGAAAGGCTGTGACCCTCTTCCATCTCTCACTTATACCGCCGCTCTGAGAGTACGCGACATCAATGTGGAGTATAAGCCGGTAAGCGACGAGAGAGCCTCTGTGATAGTAACAGTAGACAAAGCGGAGGACGGCAAGGTGATCCCATTTGAGGGCGTGGCAGCAACCTGTGCCATTGATAATGGCGACACCATAACGACGGAGACAGACAGCGAAGGAAAGGTAACATTTCGTATTCCATACAACAAGAAGTACAAGATTACTGCTGCACAAGAAGACGGCTATTATGCTTTTCGTGGTGTCTATGAGAAGAACAATGTGGCAGATGTGGCAGAACATAATCTTTACTTTCACTACTACCCTACTACGTCGGGCGTGTTTATTCTTGACGCTACAGGAGCGCAATATACGGCGGATGAATGGCAGGCGGCTGGCAAGACCGCGGAAGAAGCAGTTCTCATTAAGCTCGTGACGCAGAACCTCGCTAATGGCAACAACTGTTTCGGTTTCTCGCCCGCAGCCTTGCAAGCTGGCTATCCAAATAAGCAGTGGTGTACGCAGAATACGCAGTTTAACAGCATTCCTCTTAACGGCAACAATGTAAAAGATGCACTGTATTACGATGGCGTAAAACAGTCAAAACTTGTGCGCGAAGAAGCGGAAGAGCGTGGATTGTCTATACCTCTGTTCACTTACGCCTATGAGCAGACGGTGGATTTGGCGGATGTTCAGCTGCATGGCTTTATTCTGACGATCGGACAGATGATGGAAGCGAATGCGAACAGAACTCTTGTGGACGAGGCGGTAAAGATGCTGCATGGCGGTAATGCAAAATTATTCAGTTCGTTATTCTCTCGAGGGAAATGGACATCAACGCAGGACAATGCCACGTACGCTTGGTACTTTAGTTCCAGTCCGATACACGTCACCAAGTCGTACAGCAGCATGGCTCTGCCGGTCTTCGCTTGTTAATCTCTTTTTCTCTTCATCTCTCCGCTCACCGCCTGCGGTGAGCGGTCGGCAAGAAAAGAGGGCAAAATAAATATATAAAAACATATAAAAATGGCATACACGGAGACTTTGTTTATCTACAAGGACACTTATCTGCTCTGCAAACTCCTGCTTCAGTACAGCAAGAATGTGAGTCGCATCATTAGATATGGTGCTTACGAGATTGCTATCAGCAAGGCTTGCACGGCTCTCGATGTCGTAAGACGCATCAATGAGAGCTTTGAGCATAGAGAAGAAAACTTGCATGTATATATCCTGCTTATGTCGGAAGTCAAGTCGAGAATCAACCTCTTCACTGACGCGGAGTTCTTGCCAGTCAAGACCGCGACAAACCTCAATCATCAAGTGGACAAGGTACTGAAAGAGGCGTATGGTTGGCGAAAGGCAGAGCGAAGTCGCAAAGGTGAGAACCGTGGAGTGTGAACAACACGGGAGAGCCGTCACGAATGTGACAAGGGGTGTTGACACGCAACTCCGAATGGAGAAGTGTTCAGACCGCAAGGAGACAACACCGAGAACGCAGAACAATGCCACGAACGCTTGGAACTTTAGTTCCAGTCCGAAAAACAACAACAAGTCGAACAGCAACATGGCTCTGCCGGTCTTCGATTATCCATAAGTGACGATACTCTCCGTGTGTGCCAATTTAAACGATAGAAAAATAGATATAGATACGAAGTGAAGGAATATGTCACGCTCGATTTTGTCTACGAGGCGTATAGGGATTGTCGCAAGCATAAAGGCTCAACCGAGAGCTGTATGGAATACACGACAAAATATATTGCCGAGAATTATCTTCTTTATAAGGAGTTGAACAGTATGACATACACGATAGGTGAAAGTAAAGCCTTCTGTGTTACGAAGCCTGTACTAAGGGAGGTATTCTGTGCTAAGTTTCGTGACCGCATAGTGCACCATCTGCTCGCTTTGAAGTTTGGCGATATACTCGACGGAGAACTGACAGACAGAGCTTACGCCTGCCGCAAGGGCAAAGGTACAGACTACGGCATTGATGATGTTCGGGCACAAATAGAACAGACAACTGGCGTCTACAAGCGTGAGGCGTGGGTATTGAAGTGCGACCTACAGGGCTTCTTTATGAGCATCGACCGTATGTTGCTATACAGAATCCTCGAACGCACGATAAGAGAGAGGTATGACGGAGATGATCTAGAATGGTGGCTGTGGCTGTGGAAATTAGTTGTGTTGCACGACCCGACGAAAAACTGCATCAAGGTGGGTGACTTAAATCTATGGAGCAGACTGCCGAAGAACAAGTCGCTGTTCACATGCGGAGAGGGTAAGGGTCTACCAATAGGCAACCTCCCAAGCCAATTGCTTGCAAATCTCTTGCTCGCCGACTTCGACCGAGAGGCGATTAATAGGCTTGGAAGAAATGGCGGTTACGGCAGGTATGTGGACGATTTCGTTGCGATACATCCCGATAGATGTTTGTTGCACACTATATTGCAATGGGCGCGAGAATATCTACACACGGAGCTTGAGTTGACATTACATCCCCGAAAAATAAGCCTACAACGGGCAAGTTCGGGCGTAAGGTTTACTGGTACAATGATACGAAAAGAACGATTGCTTCCAAACAAGAGAACCGTAGAACATCTTTATCATGCGATAGACGAGTTCGGTATAAAAGAAAATCCGCAAGGCGAAGAGCTTATAGGATGCGTTAATCGTATTAATAGCCTATTCGGTCTGCTTGTGCATCGTAATACGTACAACATAAGACGCAAAGCATGGTGTATGATGCCGCACAAGGATAGAGTCTATTGTGTCAATATGAAGAAAATTAAAATCAACAATAAACACAAACAAAGAATATGAAGAAAACTATTGGTTTTGTCCGCACGTTCTTCCCTGCGGATTTATTTAAGAAAGAATATGCGTTGGGAGGTCTAACCATTTATCACATCGACGAGCAGTTGAATGTTGAGATGAACGCATACGAGTGTTGGGAGTGTTCGGTACGGAGTGGCGAATACACGCAAGACGAGGTTATGACTGCGTTCGAGGAGTTTAAAGCAAAGCTCGCAGCGTCAGAGCTTGCAACCGCGAAGGCACAGAAGATAGCGGAGATAGATGCCTACGACACGTCAGACGCGGTGAACAGTTTCTTGGTAGACGGCAATAAAATGTGGCTCGACAAGGCGACACGTGTCGGTCTTATGAACTCCACTACTATAGCTCAAAGCTTTGGGTTGGAAAAGGTTACATTGTGGTTTGGCGATACGCAACTAATACTTACCTGCGACAAGGCGATAAGCCTACTCTCTGCCATTGAAATGTACGCTGTCCAGTGCTTTGACACTACGGCGAAGCATAAGGTAGCGGTAAGTGAACTCACGACCATTGAGGAGGTAGAGAAGTATGACATCACAGCAGGCTACCCCGAGAAGTTGGAGATAACAACATACGATTAACAACAAAAAATTCAAATAGCATGGAAATAAAAGTAAAGCGAATAGCAAAAAAGGAGACATATACCATCGGCAAAATGTATATAGATGGTGCATACGTCTGCGACACTCTTGAAGACAAGGACAGAGGTCTGACTTCTAATATGTCGGTTGCGCAGATATGCGGAGTTAAAATCAAGGGCGAAACCGCCATACCTACAGGCAGATACCTCGTAGATATGAAGACGGTGTCGCCACGCTTCGGAGGTCGGGCACAGTACCAGTTCTGCAAAGGCAGACTGCCAAGGTTGTGCAATACGCCCGGCTATCAAGGTGTGCTGATACACTGCCTAACGCCCGATATGGAGGTATTAACGGAACTTGGATGGCAGAACTTAAAAGACTTTAAGGCATCGCCGGCAAGCCGATGTTACTCATACAATGTAGACAACGGGAAGATAGAGTTGGTGGATATTAACCGCTTTATCGAGCGCGACTATAATGGTAAGCTTTATTGCTGTGACGGACGAAGAGTTTGTTATTCTGTAACAGACGAACATAGAATGTATGTAGGAAACAAGAAAAATAACAGCACACACGAATGGGGTTTCCGCATGGCTAAAGATTTGCCCAAAAATTCTGTAAAGTTTAAGGTCGCAGCAAAACATGACGGTGAGGCGTTGACGGCACAACAAAAGGCTTTTTATTACCTCATTATGGCAACACAGGCTGACGGATATATAATAAACTGGAGTGCAGAGAGCTCGCAAGTTAGATTTTATTTTACAAAAGAGCGAAAAATAAAGCGAGTAGTAGAGCTGGTGGAGCAGGCAGGAGGAACTTGTAAGATGCGCGTCGACAAAGAGCGTAAAACACACATTATTCTTGACAGAGTTTTGTCTAACGAAATTGCCGAAGTAATGAATCCGTGCCGATATATGTGTAACACAAAAGAGCTACCTATGGAATTGCTCAACCTTAGAAGTGAGGACATAAAAGACCTTCTCTTAGAGTATTTGTTCTTTGATGGAAGATATGAGAACTATTTGCGCAACAATAAAAATATGACCATTAGTTCTACAAATATGCGAACACTCGACACTTTGCAGGCTATGGCGACAATGTGTGGGATGCGCTCATACATAAAGAATGAAAACTCAAAGTTTTGCTACGCTATAGTGCTGTACGAGGAACAATCGGAGGTAACGCCTGAGCCATACTCATACTATAAAGAAGACTATGAAGGCAAAGTATGGTGTCTAAGCAATGCAAACACAACTCTTATCGTAAGAAAAAACAAGCGTCCTATGATTATAGGCAACTGCGGCAACACGGCGAAGGACACGGAGGGCTGCATCCTCGTCGGCGAGAATAAGGAGAAGGGCAAGGTGCTGAACTCAACGGCAACGTTCCGTAAGGTGTACACCATGCTGAAGGCTGCTGATGAGAGAGGAGAACAGATTTGGATAACAATTGAGTAAACACAATGGAGATGGCAGGAAATATCACTACAAGTACAGGCAAGGCTTTCGTGGTCGGCACCATGGGCACGGAAGCACTTACCGCATTGTTCGATTTGCGCTGGATGCTCGTACTTATCGTCGTACTTATCGTCGCCGATTTTTGGTTCGGTGTGTCGGAGAGCCTTAAAAAGCGTGAACACTTCCGCTTTTCGCGAGCAGGCAGAAGAACGTGCAACAAGGCGGTGGACTACGTTACGTATCTCATACTCGGCTCGGTACTCGGCTTGGCTATCTTCGAACCGCTGGGCTGGGCAAACCACGTAACAACAGCGGCTATCGGCTTGGGCTTCGGCTGCATCTGGGAGATTGACAGCATCGTAGGACACGTATGTGCACTGCACGGAATTAAAAACACGTTCTCTATAAAACGCCTTATTATCGCTCTCATCAAGAGGAAGAACGAAGACATCGGCGAGGCGGTAGAGGAAGCAATGGATAACAATAAAAATTAACGGATATGGATATAAGAGGAATACTGATGTTGCTGAACTGCATCATCTTGGGAGCGACAACGCTCTTTATTTTTTACAAGGCAGCGCAGCTCGATATGGTAGATGAAGGCTACGACGAGATTAAGCGAAACCGACAAGGCGCAATCGGTTGGTTTGTGGCTTCGGTGTTCGTAGGCGTTCTTGCACTGCCAGTAATGGTGCTGCGTGAGGTTTATCAATGGAAGCGTTACAAGCTACCGGGTATTGAGTGGGACGATATTTGTCGCTACGGCTTCACTATCATCGTCGGCTCTATGCTGAATCTGCTCCTGCTTGTGGTAACGAGCTGCACAACTCCGAAGCCTGTTGTGTTGAAGCGAGTGATTAACAAGACGGACACGTTGTATAAGACCAACTACAAAGCCGATACGTTCCGCGTACATGACTCTATATATGTCGAGAGCTATACTGTTGGTGACACGATATATAAGACCAAGAATGTGTACAAATGGCGTGACAGAGTGAGCGTGAAGACGGACACGATATACAAGTCTATCTTGCGAGCGGACTCAATTCCAGTGCCGGTGCCAGTTGAGCGTAAGGCGACATGGTGGGAGCGGACGCAGATGTTCGCAGGCAAGATAGCGGTCGGAGCGGTGGTACTGTGTTTAATCTCGCTACTGCTTTGGCTGATACACAGAAAGAGATAATATGTAGATTGGTTAGTTATTAGTTTTTAGTTTAAGGTGATTTGTTTTCAGGAACCTTGCCCGTCCGTGATGGATAGGCAAGGAGTTTAAGTGAACCCATGAGCTAAAGACTTGCGGTTTTTACGGTGTTTAAATAAATATAAATATAAATAACAGTGCATACAACTTTGAAAATAAATGACTAACTTGCATTGCAAAAACTAATAAACGTTACGTTAAACCAAAAATATTTACTATGAACGAGGATGATAAAAGGATGTTTCTTGCTCTTGTGAAGGGTAAGGACATATCGGAGATTATGTCTTTGCTGGCAGAGTCCGGCAATCAGTATTCACGCAGAATACTGCGGTTCTTCCGTTGGTTCTGCAAGTGGGTTCCAATATTCATAATGACAGCGCACATGTACGGAATGTTCGACTTTAGCCGTAATCCGAAGGAGATGTTTGTGGTACACGAGGCGAACTGGGCGTGCTATGCGTTCATTTATATCATGGTCTATGTACTGCCGATGGTACTAATTCTCGCGTCACGCTTCTTCTGGCTGTGTTGGAAGTACCGCATACCCTTCTTCTACTTCTTTGCCGTCAATTCCATACACCTTGTCTACTGGAGTTGGTACACGACAAAAGAGATGATAATGCCGCATTTCGCAATCATGGCGTTCACGTTGTTGCTGTATGTCTACGGAGCTGTTGACTGGTTCTGTAGTAAGTCGCGCCTCGGCAGAAAGATGTTCAGTTAAACAGAAATGCTATGAGAAAAATTTTCGGCTACAAGATGCTCGGCACGTTGTTGCAATCGCTTGCCAATTCGTGCTTTCAGGCGGACGAGCAGCAGCGCAACGGCGAGAAAGTGACGGCTTGCGGTATGAGTGACGACGATATAGAAACACTTTGCCAGGACATACTCCCGAATATGCTCAACCCGATGATGAGCGCAGAGGAAGTAAAGGACAGACTTTGCGTTAGCGATGCAACACTCAATAGAATGGTTAAGCGAGGAGAAATACCGAACGGCGAGTGCAAGAAGCGCGGACACACACGATACTGGAAGAAGTGGGACATCCTTCACTTTTTAAAACACAAGAGAGGCAAGTAAAGAGGCTTCTCTTTTTTTGTTTCCATTTCTTTCCAATTCTTTAAACACTGGAAAGAATGGTTTGCTATGTGATAGTACCGACTATCACCTTATATGTCTGATTATCAGCGTAATACAAAATCTTTGAGCGTGTTATGGCATTATCCGTCACAACTCGCTAACTTTGCGGTGTAACGTTACGAAATAGTGTTAGTTAATATTGAGGATTTCAAAAGATTGTATTATGGAAATGACAGATGCAAAAGTAGTAGAGAAGAAAATCTACGAAGAGGGGAAGAAGCACGATGAGTATGCTTCTAAAGGTATCGCTGGAACGGGCTTGGGCTTAGGAATAGCAGGAACTGCACTCGGTCTTGGTGCTTGGTTATTTGGCGGTAATCGCAATGTGTTTGGTTCACTCGGTGGCAGCAACATGCCTGAGAATGTAAACATCAACACTTACGGAGCTAACTCAAGCTCAAATCAGCCAACCGCCTTGCAGGTAATGGAGAAGGAATGTGCTGATGAGGTGAAGCTGCTTACCGACATGTTTGGTTTGAAGCTCGACACAGCTAACAAGTTCTATGCTATGCGTGAAACTGACATCGCAGAGAAGTTCTCTATGTACAAGGGTGCTAACGATGCTATCAACGCTGAGAACCGCCGTGCAATGCAGGCTGAGTTCGGTCTTTACAAGTCTCAGATTGATGCGGACTTCGGTCTGTACAAGAATCAGAGAGACCAGTACGATGCGTTGCAAGCAAAGTATTGTGACCTCGACAAGAAGGTTGCTATTATGGAAGCCCTCACTCCTTACAAGGAGAAGCTGATGATGGCTTACGTGAACGAGAAGTGCTGCCGCAAGATTGATGGTGTCCTCGGACTCCAGAGCACTCCTACTGTTACAGTTCTTCCATCCGCGAACTTTTGCGGATGTGCTGCTACATCCACTCCCACTACAGGAGCGTAACAGAGCTGTAAGGAAGTCGGTTAGACGGACTAAGAAAAAATGAGTTGGTGAGGGGCGTTTGCCCTCGTTGGTGGATGCCCTCTCACTTCTCTATAACATATCACCAACTTAAAGATATTGATTATGATGAATTTTGGAAACAGCCCATTATTGGATATGGGTACAGGCCAGCAGCAGCCGCAGATGATGGATGCCGAGCTACAGAAAATGTATGAGGCAATACAGCAGAAGCGAGCATCTATCAATATGCAAGCACAGCAGTCTTCCACCCCTTTATGGGATGAGATTGACAAGATTGAAGACAATCTTACGGGCGCACAACGTCAGTACTTGATGCAAAATCAGGAATATGTCGATAGCTTGCAGTATGTCTCAAAACTTGTGCAAGATGAGGAATTGCGCATCATACGTCCTCGTATTGAAAGCACTCAGCAAGGACAAGACGCATTGAAGAAACATCTATCTTTGATGCAACGACTGAGAAAAGAAGTAGCACAAGCAGAGGAACAAAAATCAGCTATGCTCAACGATTATATGACAAACCATAGTGATAAGACTTGGCAGGAATATCTCGCTATGGTTCAAGGAGCGAAGAAGGGAGGGAACAAGAAATGAACTTACAAAAACTGAAAGAACGTCTTGCGCCGTCAATAGAAACCTGGATAGACGCAAGAATTGACGACATGATAAAAGGCAATCCGTCGCTTGCTATACCTTCTGTGTATATGAAGCGAGCAGCGCACAATATCGTTTGTCGGAACAAGGAAAAATGGGAAGAGAAAATTGACAATCTATCCCTGTTTGTCGCTGATGAAAATGGGGTTGTTGATGCGGAATCTGTTTTCGATGACGCGATGCAAATACTGAAAGCGATGGAGAAAAAGCCTTTTGATATTGGGGTTCTTCATGGCACAATAGGCGATGGATGTATCTCTATTGATATGCCTGATGGTATTATCTCTGCCTTGTTGTTTGGCAGCAACAAGAGTATAGCCATTACTACAGATGATATTGCCGAATTAAAGAATATATTAATCACGTAAGATAAATTTAGCGATATGAAAACAATACAGACAAATACGCTTGCCGAAAAGCTGTTTTGGTTTTACAGAATCGGCATAAGAGCGATACCTATACTCCTTATGGTTTTACACTGGTTCGGCGTGCATTGGTTTCATCATAATGCAGCGTCAATGGGTTTGGTTATGAACGAGAACGCCGTTTTGGTTGCGTCAGTTTATGCGCTTGCGTATGTTGTGCTGCCTGCCGTTTTACTGCCAGCAAGCTTTCTTTTCAAATTCGGCTGGGTGTGGCGAATACCGTTCCTATATCTTGCAGGAGTTATTCTGATAAGGCTTGGGCACGGCACGCTGTGTATTTCCGAAGCAACAAAGATTGCGGACTACACGCTGATTATTCTTACGATGCTGCTGTATGGTCGGGCATTTACGTTGCAAGACAAATAACAAAAAACCGCACACGGACAGCAAGATTTTACTCCTGCTGTCCGTGCGCGGTTGGTATTAACCTATTCTCCGTAATCCTCTAGTTTATATTCGGGGTTCACCTGCAACGCATACTCTCCTGCGCGGTCGTAGATGTTCTCGTTCGAGATCTTCATTACGATATTCTTTGCTGCCTGAACGCTGTCCGCATCATCGTTGATGTCAACGTCGGGCATTCCTGGTACCGAGTTTATGACGGATTGCATGGCATTGTTCCAATTTTGTTGCAACTCCAGTGCGTTGCCATCACTGAACATCGGTCGCAAGTCCTTGCCGATTTTCTTTTGGATGTTATCAAACAAGTTCTTAAATAGGTTTACCGCAATATCTATCAGCACCATTGCCGTCTCCATACGGGCGATTATCTTGCTTTTCGGCACCTTATTCTTCAAGAAGTAGTTGTCGATGCAGTAATAGAGTGTTGTGACGAGCGGTTTCAGTTCCGCTTCCGACGCATCGGATAGGTCAAGCCAAAGCTGATAGCGGTCGGCGAGGACAAAGCGCATCTTCGCATCCCATGTGTTGTATGCAGCAAGAGCCTTGTTGATGCTTTGCTTTGTCTGCTGACGGTATATTTTTTTGTCCTCTTTAATCGCGTTGTAAGCGTCTATCATCGCTGTTTGGGCTATGTTGTATGCAGAACCCATTGTGATGTAATACAGCGAACAATAGCGGTCAATGCTCTTTAGTATTTCCTCTTTCTGCTTTACACTTGGCGCGATAATATACGCCCTTCTCGGAGTGCGGCTTATTAACTGACTTGTGCTCATGCTTATATTGCGTTTAAAATTTGCAAATCGTGCGCTTCACCTATCACGCCTACGACGGGTATTCCGCAAGCGTCCGCCACGCGACGTTCCGTTTCACAGCCTTTTGAACAACGCCATCGGTTCGGTACAACAATGCCGTCGCAGCCGAGGAGCAGACGTAAGTCCTCTTTCATGTGCTCCGTGTACGGCGCAGAATCAGACAAAGGTTTGCTCATGGGATTGACTGCCTTGTAGCCGAGAATTGTCAGTTCTTTCTCAATCTGAGCGAAAAACTTGTGTCGCTCGTTGAGGTTATAGCCGGTAATCGGTGATGATATGTATATTTTCTTTTTGCTCATTTTGTTTATCAGATTAAAATACCACTTCTTTGTAGCTTGATGTCGGCTTCTTGCCGGACAGGATTGCATTGCCACAAGTAATCAGTCCGTTGTCCTCGTCATACGACGGAACGAACACGATTACATCGAATCCGTTTACCTTCAAATCCTCTTCCACTTTCTTGTACGGCACAAACGAGTCGTAACCTCCACTTGTCTGAATATGGTTGGCTTCGCAGCTGTTTGTTCGGTGGAGCGGTGTAATCTTACACATGAACTTGCGTGGGTCAAACATCGAAGCAAGTACCTTGCCGTCAATAATGGAGTCGTCGGCAAGCGCGAAGTTAAGGGTGTACTTGCGACCGTGCGGAGTTTCAAGTGTGTCGGCAAGTTCTGCAATATCTCTCAATGGCAAGGCGTTACCCGAGAACAGATATTCTCGCTGTGCGTCGTCGGTAGAGTTTATGGAGAACTGCAAGCCTGCGTTTCCGTTGTAGTCGAGATTCTTTACCCTAACCCATTCACGAATAAAGTCGTTTAAGTCTCGATTATGCTTCGGAAGCATCGTGCTTACTACAGGATGCACAAGCGAATTTCCGATGTAAGGAATAATATAATCACGCAAGAAGAAACGTGCGTGTTCGATTACAGCCTCGTTCCATGTCGGCTCGCCCATACGTGCATAGTGTACATTAAGGCGTTTGGTGTGATTAACCTCTGGGTGCATACTTAATGCCGTTGTTATCTCGTTACGCAGGTCGTTCAGAGTTACGTTGCGTCACGGTCCGACTTTCGGCACGTCGCAGAACTTGCAGTTCATTGAGCAGCCGTACTGGGTAGAGATTGTTATTACCCATTTTTCGGTTAGTGGCATCGGCGTTCCGTTCGGCACACCATTCAGCTCTCTTGTTATGCCGAGGAAGTCGGCTTTGATATTTGCATCTTTTCCGTAGTCGGCTACTGTCAGAAACTCCAACACGCCTTTGTCTCCTTTTGCGGTGTAGATTTCACCTGTAGGAACTTTGATTTCTTTGAGTATTTTCATTGTTATTTGATTTAATTTATAGTGTCTTAACCAATACTTTATATTCTTCATCTTCATCCTTGATTTTATAGCCATTAGCTATATACCAATCAAGTACCCATTTAGGAGTATCTAAAGGATGATATGTTAGAGCAATAGTTTTAGCACCCTTTAATTTGCTATTATATTCGGCGGCTCTTAACATATAATTGCCGCCGCCTTTGCAGCGCCATTGTGGGTCCACCCATAATGCGTATAATACACAATCGGCGTTGCATATATTCTCTTTATCTTCCTGTTTAACAGGAAAACAGACTTGCACGCTTCCTCGATACGCCTCGTTTGTGATAAGAATATGCAAGCCGTTCTCCCATGTTTGAAATTGCACCATATCATTAAGTTTGATTAACATCGCAACGCTTGAAGCAATACATAGCACCCACGCGCTCGGTATCATGCGTGCTACGTTGCTCCCATGTGAAGGAAATTTTATTTACTTTTTTGTTCATAATTCGAGTTCTATTGAAATTATTTTCTACTCGCCAACTCTTATGCTCGCATGTCGAGTTGGCAATTCCTTTTTACGATACCACCTGCGCACCTCGTATCTAGCAAACACACCGCACATTTGTGGGTATTCATGCGGCTCTGTTTCGATTACTGTACTTGTCTTTTTAAACTTTACTTTAGTGCAGCAATACTGCGTCCGAAACATGGTTTTGTAACGCTTCTTTATTTTTCTAATTTTCATTCTCCACCTCCTTCTTAATAGCTTCGAGCTGCTGTATGATGTTGTCTATCGTCTTGCCGCTGTAATCAACGGCAATTTCTTTCAGCACGGCAATCTGTGCCGTCAGTCTGATATAATCTGCATATTCCATTTTTCTCTGTTTTTGGGTCTGTGTTCCTCGTTCCATTCTTTCTGAAAGTCCGCAAGGCTTCTGACGATACCCATGAAAACGTTAAAACTGATATAGTCTGTCATTGTCGGCTCTGTAATTATGACATAGCTCTCATCGTCAGACACTCGAACCTTAAATGTTATCGTTGTTTCCTGCATATTAGCCTCCTTTCTGGTCGTCGTTAATATTGCCGATAATTTCTACATCGCCTTCGTGATCGTTGACAACAGTATCGTGCAACGACAATGTACTTGTGTTTGCTGTATTGGTGCACACTAAATCAAAACAATAACAGCGCATATCATTCGCTACATAACCAATATTCTTGCCGTTATGCGCAAGAATATCGTCCTCATAAATTTCCTTTCCGTTCTTATCTTTCAGTCCTGTGTACTGCCCGACCGTATCGGGGTCTACCTGCGCCATGTTGCATCCGTTGTCGTTGCTTATATACACGCCGTCTACGAGGTGGAGTAAGTCGCCATACATCCACTCGCCATTGTCGAGACGCTTGCCTTTGAACTTTATATCACGTATTCCCATTTATAACCTCCTGCTGTTTTTTGATGACCTTTTAGACAAGACACGATGCTACTATTAAGTATTCCCGTCTCCCTTTCGGCATCCATTATACACCCAAATCTTTTAATAAACTTACTTTCTTTAGATAATTGGATAATCGGTTTAGCGTTTGCATTACTTGCTCCCTTTCGCCAATTCATCATTGCTCTTCTATTGTTGTTGTCATAAGAATACTTTATGTTATACGACCTATTGCACCATTCCAAATTTTCAACAACACAATTTAAACGATTGCTATCTTTATGGTTCACAAGTGGCAAATTATTTGGGTTGGGAATAAAAGCCATCGCGACTGCTCTATGAAGTAACATGTTCTTTTGTTTGTTGTTTGTAAACAATGCGACCATATAATAACCGCTATTATTTTTATAAGGCTTTAAAATGGTTTCGCTATAAACATGTTTACCTTTTCCTTTTGTGTATGGAAGGTGTTTTACCCTTGCAAGATTGCTTACAACATATAGTCCTTCCCAACCTGGAATAGATTTCCAAATTTCTTCTTCTGTCATATTAATTCTCCAGTTCTATATTATGTTCATCTGCGAAACTATCTTCTGCATCCTCGCAATAACGACCTTCACAAAGTGTCTCAGGGAATGCTCTGTTAGTAAAATACTCTCGGCAGCATAACTCGCATATTTCATCTCCATAATTGTTTCTTAACTCTTCTCTGGTCATTATTCACCCTCCTTTCTGATTAAATAGTCGTACATAAGCTTGCGGCTTCTACGATATTTATTACATATCTTTTCTGCTTCTTCCTCTGTATTACAAATTGCAACAACTCCATCGGGATACGTGTCCCAATATCTAATAACTTTAAATTTTGTCATATTAACCCTCCAATTCTTTTATAGCTTGCTCGCATCTTTGTATATTCAAATCCATATATGCCATAAAGTGCTCGTCCGTGCCAATACACATGCCCTTTACAAGAAAGAGACTATCCTTAACCTCTTTCATTAAATCAATAGCTTTTGCTTTATTTATTTTGTTGAACTTACTAACTGAAGACTTTAAATTTGACTTACTTAGTTTCCTCTTCCACGCCCGGCGTTCAGCACGGGACATGCAATCTTTATTGATGGAGACTGCTTCCTCTATTTTAGAGATTTTTTGACGCTCATATTCTTCGAGGACAGGAATAAAGATGCGATGGAATTTGTTCGTCCATATTATCTGCTTACATATTTATAGGTATCTATTTCTGTTTTGTAATCCATATTACAACTCTCATCTTTTGTCCAAATTAGATGATGATAGTTAGTAATTTGTAATACGCTCTGCGTACATTATTTTTCGCATAAGGCGGTCTATTTCTTTATCTGATGCTACAAGAGGTTAAGCACAATGCTGTCATAGGCAGCACAAACATACACATTGATTTAATTTTACTCATTGTTTTTTTTTTTTTTATTATTTTTTTTTTTTTAAAAGTGAAACAATTCGTTGCAAAGGACAAAAGCGTCCAAAATAAAAGGATTGCTACGCTAATCAGATTTGTTGCTGTATCTGCCTTGCTTACGTCTCTCAGCGCAACGCTGACAACAATGAGCGTTATGACAACCCACACCACAAAAGCGGTGATTTTCCATTTATATGTTTTCATTTTCGTTTATTTATAAGTGTCATCTACTATAGTATTTTCATGATTTTTAAAATTCTTATAATTAATTTCTTTAACAACCACCTTGTTCACAGCCTCTATCCTTTGGAAGATTTCTCAACCACCAATCATCATTACCATTTGAACCTTGATAAGATGCTGCTTCTTTACGAGCATCAATAAACTCTCTTCTTTCAGCTTCTCTAAAACCTGCATATTCGTCTGCCATATGTTTTTTTTTAATTATTTATCTGTTTTTATCTTGTTTTCCAACTCTGCTTCAAGCGTCTCTACTCTTTTTTTGTAGTTAAAAGGAGTGCTTCGAGTACGTCCAGGTAGTTGTGCAAGTACGAGCTTTGCAATACGAGCAGCATAGTCAATGAACGACCAATCTCTGCGGCAGCTTTTTCGTAGCCTTCATTCAGATACGCATCCAGTTCCTTTGAACGTGCCCTTAATTCGTCACACTCAATGCGCAGCTTATCAAGGCGTGTTTCTGACGGCTTGTAAGCCTTCTCGAACACATCTGCCGGACTCCAAGACTGGTAACCGCCTTCGTACTCAACAAGGTAGCCAGCCTTGTCTGTTTCACACTCAGAGGGTCTTACACCCTCTTTCAAGAGCTTGCGCTCGTAGGCTTCGCCCATTGTCATAGGCATAGCCTTCACTGTCTTTGTTCCAGTGTACTGTTTCATTTCTTTGTTCATAGTTATGTTTGTTATATTGTTAATGTTTTCTTTTGTTCTCCTTTGCAAGTATTCTCTCGTATGCTCTACGCTGTTGACGTGTCATACCTCGTCATTGAACATTATCTTTTTCATTTTTATCGTTTTAAATCTCCAAGACAGACAAGCACGGCAAACTGGAGTTTTGCCAGGGTTTTCACCTGTAGTTTTATCATCATTGCGGATGTTCCTTGTCTTGATGATTAGCCCTGCCTAATAAATCAAGACTTGAAACCTGTGCTGAATTGTCTATGCGGTAATTGTACTTTTACGGCTACAGCAAATGCCAACCAGTCTAAAACGGCTCAACATCATACTGTGCCTGCTGCCACTGGAGATGGTTAATAATGTCTTTTGAAAACTTTCTATGCTTGTCGAAGTTCCATTTTTTACGCTCTTAATTCTGCGTTCAGTCCAAACGCCCAAAGGACATGTTGGAGTTCGTGAACGTATTCAATTTCTCGTAACTTTTTGCCGTCGAGGTAGGCGGCAAACTTATTTTCTTCGACCTCGTACACGATATTAATGCCGAGGTCGTAATGATAGAAGTCGTACCATTCCGAAGTGCCTTCCTTTTGGTGCTGCTCTTCTTTAAAGTTGTTCTTTTTGAGGAGTTCGGGAGTGAGGGGTATGCCTTCGATATTACAACACCAAGCTCCCCAAGGTCCGTCGTCGTCATCGTAGGTAGCGATTAGACCGACGACACCTACTTTGTCTTTATAGACTTTCTCGGGACGTATATCGGTAACAACGCACATTGTGCCTTTCGGAAATGCGCAATCGCGGTTTGTTCTTACAAGGTCGCCTATTCTTAGGTCTTCTGGTTTAATCATTTTATTCCAAGTTTATTTTAAAATATTCTTCAAGAAACTTTCTACAATCAATAGGATTATTAAATAATTCTCCTCTGACACTCCGCATAGTGTCCTCGTATGATACAAAAAACAAATTACCAACAAATACTTCATATATTGAATTGAATTTTTGACGGGTCTTAATGTTCGGGTGATTGTCCCACCACTTTTGTCCAGCTCGTAACCAGGCTTTTACCAGATTCGGATACCTTTTAAATTCTTCAAGTCCTCTGTCCTTAGATAAGGGGCAACCCATGCACCCAAGCCTTCTTTTGACATCGACCTTTCCGTCAGTATAATAGAGAGGATGTAGTTTAATGCCACGCTCTGTAATAAACTCAACTATATCATTATCTGTCCAGTCGAGTATCGGCAGAACAACTTCTACATGATTTGCCTTGTTGTTATTGTAAATTCTACACAAGGTTGGCTCTTTGTATAGTTTTGCACGTTTTGAACTCTCGGAGCGTCTTATTCCCTGAATCGCAATATCTATTATCTTGTATTCTTTAAGTACCTAGCAACAAAATCTCGCCCTCCTTGTAGGAAATCCTTTGCGTTCAATTAATTGTAAAAACGTCTCTTCAGGTCTAACAATCTCTACATTATTCTCTCGCACATGTCTAATTGTCCCAGGAGGGTCAATCGTCGTATTTTTATACATTGCTCTATAGTTAATACCTGCCATTTTCGCAAGTTCAAGGATTACATCAGAATCCTTGCCACCACTATATGACAACTCAACTTCTCTATCTCTGCATGTTGACCTCAACAGCTTAATAGCTTTATCGACTTTTATCTGTAGATTGTCCGTCATTTCTCACCTCCTTTCGGCAGCAAGTCCTCAATGTAGCACCATTTGCTGATATTAAAATCTCTTACAACCTCATTCCATGGTATAAAGTCGTACAAGGCTGTAGTAGTAACTTTTACATCCACAATTTCGCCTCCTTCTGTGGCTGTATATAAGATTTGCTCTCCTTCTTCGGGCGTTTCACTTGTATCGTGCCAAAGGGCTTTCTTGAACCAATCAACGCCTCTCTCAAAGGCAATTCGTTCGGCTGTATTAGCCAAACCTCCTACAGTAGGATTTAACTTGCTGACTGCTGCTTCTTGTATTTTCTTTTCGTCAATCATAATAGTTTCGTTTTAAAGTTATCGTAAATTTCCAAGTCATTCCACCATTCTTCTCTGCCGAGTTCAACGTGCCTGTTTTCGGGCATCTTGTGCTTTGCAACTGCCTTTATCCATCCATTCAGAACAACCGCATTGAACGATTGCAAGCCGCTGCTTTTCTTCGTCTTGCCGACTACCTTGCCTCCGATGTAGAGATAAAGCGGATGATATTCGCCTTCAAAGCGGTAGCAGAGAGCTTGGAGCTGCTTGTGCTCTATCTCGCTGTAAAATGTCACCTTGTAGCGGTTTCCTCTGTGCAAAGCAGCGAGTGCGTGCATGAAGCCCTCGTAACCAAAGTGCGTGTTCTTCTTGCCGTTCAGCTCGTAGAAGTATTGCTTGAAGATGTCGCGTCGCATATAGAACCAGAAGTAGTCCATATCGTCGTCTGACATCTGCGGAATTGACTTATACACAATCTCCTGCCAAACGTGCTGTCGGAGGTGAGAACCACTTGCGAAGCCCTCAACTGCATAAAGGAAGTCGTGTCTATTTAAAGAAAGATTTATCATACTTAGAATTTTTCTCTTATTTTCTGATATTGCTTGGCAAACGTCTTTTCCGTTACCCATGCGCTGTATCGTGTGCGGTAGTAACGCTTAGGCTTGCCTGAAACAAGCCCTGTTGCGTCACGAGGAGTATTCACGCTCATGTATATCTTTGGCACGATGTCCGTTGACACATACGATGTGATATACTCGTCTTCGAAAGCGATATGTCCTGTCTCGCGGAAATTGACATTTGCAAGCGAGAAGTCTTTTGCCATGTTAGCTTTGTTTAAAAAAAAAAAAAAAAAGGTGCGTCTGTACCAAGCAGGTGTTCGTTGCCTTCATAGGGGATGCACAATTTATAATAACAACCTACACAAACATACGGGGCGATTTTATCGTCTTCTTCGTAATGGGAAAAATAACCAGCCTGCCATACTTCACACTCATCGTCTCTTACCAATACCTTCTGGAACGGCTTGAACGGACACTTAGGTTTAGCAGGCTTAACAGGCTCTACTTGCAGCGTTTCGGGATTACACTTGCCACCACAGTGCTTTTCTGCCGCTGCGATAAACAATGCTTTTTGTTCGCCATTTGCCTTTACGAAACATTCCGTGTCGCACACTTCCTCTTCGCCAAAGGTGTGGTTTTTGTAGTAGTTGATTGTGGTATTAAACTCTGTGTAATCATCGTGTTACCCAACACTCAAATACAGCGTACATTTGGCTGTGCGGATTATACACAATATCGCCACGCTTGAAGAACTTGTCCCAGCAACGCATTTTGGCAGAGGGAAAGAGTACCGTGTCTGCATCTTTAAACCCGTCAAAGAAACGACCGTCTTTCATAAAGCCTTGGGCTACTGTACTATCTGTCCTTTGAGCTTTAATAGAAATAGGGCGTTTGCTGTTATTAACACCTACGCACTCGCATTTGCCGAACAGCGGCGAATATAGCTTTGTTCCTTTTGGCATATCGCGGAGTATTTCCGCAATGTTAATCTTGTTCTCCATTTTCTTTCTCCTTTTCTTTTGCTGTTTCCATGCCGTCTTTGGCTATGCAAATCTCAATAGCTTTTTTCAATAGTTTTTCCTGCTCGATTGCGATTCTAAGAATATCGCGATAGTCCTTCAGCAACTTGTTGTATATCGAACTTCTTCCAAGAAAGTACCAGGTACTTACAAAAAAGAAGGTATTGATGAGTGTTAATACTATTCCTATCATAATTCGGTTTATATATTGGGGTTTTTAACACTATCGACCACTGTCTTTATCGCTGTAAGTCTTAAACCGCCCAGATAAGCGTCGCTATTGGGGTCGTCTTTGAAAGTGTATGTAATAGTGTCTACGAAATGCATCATCTCGACCTTTATTTCTCCACCTCTGTACTCGCTGTTGAGTTCTGCGACTACGCTTTTAAGCACCTCAAAAAACATAACTGGAGTAAACTTCTCGCTAAACACAAACTCTGAATTTCTAAGAGCTTTCAAATTGTATGCAAGATCCTGCGTCTTTTTGTTATGAACGCTACATCTCGGGCATTCGCAGTAAAATCTTTCTTCTATCATATTATTGTATTATTAGTTTCTTAGTATGTGCGCCTTTACCACCTTGTGGGCAGCTCGTGGCTGCGCCTTGTTAAACTCTTCCACAAACCAACGTTCGTACTCGTCGTGGAAACGTGGTCTGTGCTGTTTCTTGCCTTGGAGAGGATAAATATCTGCGATAAATTTCTCTCCATTGTCTAATGTCAGTACGGCTTTCATAGCTTACCGGTTTTAAATCCAAGCTCCTTTGCTATTGCAAGGAAGTCGGAGAGTTTGTCGCGCGATACGTCGGTCTTCTTGCCTTGCGAATAGACAACGCCATCTTCAACTTTGAAGTAGCTATTGCCATTCATGTGGATAAAATAAAGCTCACTTTCCATATTACTTCACCTCCATGTTGATTAAGTCGTTGAAATCTTCTTCCGACTTGCAGTCGTAGCAGTAAGTCAGCCTGCCGTCAGCTTCCTTTGTGAGCAGCATGACACTGTTTGTGTCATCCAGTAAGTCAAACAACACATTTGCCCGGGAGAAATAATTCACATTGTCGTCGTTTCTAAGCCAATGTGCGCCAAAGACAGCACTTATCATGCGGAACATCTCTTGTTCGCTTGTGTCCTCGTCATAGCGAATAAAAACATAATTGTGCCCTCTTATTATAGACCACGCATCGCGCAGCCTGTTAATAAATTCTTTGATTGTTTTCTTCATATCTGTTGTTGTTACATGTTAAAGTTAATTTCCTCGGCAGGAACCATTTTGAAAGACTCGACGTTCTCGAAGCCCATATTATCACCGTCCGTGGTTGTAATATCAAGCATTTTTTTATCAGCGCATGGATACATCGCCGCAATCACATCTGCTGATACAATGGACGGCATGGGGTCATTCTCATGAAACACCAAAATAAAATAAGGTTTGTTGTTTTCGTTTGCCATCATTCAACCTCCTCAAATTTGCCATTAATCAATTTGTAATAGGTATCTGCTTTAATACGCTCTCCATCTACCTGTTCTGTTTTTACGCAAATCGGTTTCCATAAACCCTCTACGTTTTTCCATTCGGCAAGAGTTATCCAACTTCCAATAGCTGCTTTTGCTTTTGAGTCGTAACCTGCGCACATGACTACAGAATTTCGACCACTACTATCAATCTTAGCGTAGTAGCCCGATGAACCAATCTGAGCGTAGTCGCCCGATGAACCAATCTTAGCGTAGTCGCCCGATGAACCAATCTTAGCGGAGTCGCCCGATGAACCAATCTGAGCGGAGTAGCCCGATGAACCAATCTTAGCGTAGTCGCCCGATGAACCAATCTTAGCGTAGTAGCCCGATGAACCAATCTGAGCGTAGTCGCCCGATGAACCAATCTTAGCGGAGTCGCCCGATGAACCAATCTTAGCGGAGTCGCCCGATGAACCAATCTGAGCGGAGTAGCCCGATGA